AGAAAGACGCGCCCGCGGGCGTATTTATGTCGCCCCAGAACGGCCGAAGACCCCGCCGTGACCGCGGTGTGACATGGAGTAAGTGCTTGACAGGCATTGGGAAACATGCTTTTGACCCCTTTGTAACTGGGGTGTAACCCGCGGGGTAGATGGGATGGCGTTATCAAGTGGCGTGAGTGCTGGTGGGCGGCCTCGGCAGCCTCGAGAGATCGCGGAACTGAAGGGCGATGCGAAGCACAATCCGAAGCGGTATCGGGACCGGTATGCGAAGTCGAAGCAGCCGCTCGGCAAGCCGCCGAAGCATTTGTCGGAGGCGGGTCAGGGGATCTGGTTTGAGATCGAGAGCTATGCGATCGAGGGGACGATCCGAGCTCCGCAGCGGCTGATCATGGAGGCGACGTGCGAGCTGGTGGCGGAGTTTCGGGACAACCCTCGGGAGTTCCCGGTAGCGAAACACAACACTCTGCGGAGCAACCTGGCCGAGTTGTGCTTGACGACCAACAGCCAGCAGAAGCTGAAGGTTGAGGAGGCTCCGGAGGATGGCCCGTACTCGGCGTATCTCGACTGACACGCCTGCGGGGCTGGCGATTGGCTACGCGCGCGATGTGGATGCCGGGCGCGTGCCGGCGGGTCCGTACGTCAAGCTCGCCTGCAACCGTTTCCTGCGCGATCTCGGGCGCAAGGACTGGCCGTACACGTTCGACGCGGAGACGGCCAACAACTACGTCAAGTTCATTCAGACGTTACCGCACGTCAAAGGCAAGTGGGCGGCGCACGGTGAGACGCTGCGTCTTGGGGCGTGGCAGTGCTTCATCGAGTGCAACCTCTTTGGCTGGCTGAGTGAGAAGACCGGGCTGCGGCGCTTTCGCCAGTCCTACGAGGAGATCCCGCGGAAGAACGGCAAGTCGACTCGGGTGGGCTCGCGCGGCATTTTCATGCTGACGGGCGATCGGGAAGCCGGGGCTGAGATTTACGCGGGTGCGACCACGGAGAAGCAGGCGCATGAGGTGTTTCGCCCCGCCTGGCAGATGATCAAGAAGTCAGAGAAGCTGCGCTCGGTGTTTCATCTGGAGATGGCCGGGAATTCCAACAACCCCGGTCCGATCTACCGGATTCGGGACATGAGTCGCTTTGAGACGATGATTGGCAAGCCCGGTGACGGGGCGAGTCCGCACGCGGCGCTGATCGATGAGTTCCACGAGCACGACTCCCCGCAGATGCTCGAGACGATGCTGACGGGCATGGGCGCACGCGAGCAGCCGCTGCTGTCGATCATCACGACGGCCGGCAGCAATCTCGGCGGACCCTGTTACGAGAAGCGCCGCGACGTGATCCGCATCCTCGAGCAGCAGGACGAGGACGAGACGCTCTTTGGCATCATCTACGGGCTTGACCCGGACGATCAGTGGGACGATCCCGCGAATCTGGTGAAGGCCAATCCGAACTACGACGTCTCCGTGTTCGGCGAGTTCCTGAATGCGATGCTGGCGCAGGCGCGGCGCTCATCGACCCGCCAGAATGCGTTTCGCACCAAGCACCTGAACGAGTGGATGGGTGCGAAGACGGCGTGGATGAACATGCTTGCCTGGCAGCGTCAGAAACGCACCTTGCAGGTGAGCGATTTCAAGGGCTGTCGTTGCTGGCTCGGCGTGGACCTCGCAAGCAAGATCGACATCACCGCGCTCGTCATGCTGTTTGAGAAGAACGAGCAGTATTACTGCATTCCGCGGTTCTACGTCCCTGAAAAAGCGGTCGAGGAGAACGAGAAGTACCGCGAGTACGTCACGGGTGGGGAGTTGACGGCCACACCCGGCACGATGACCGACTACGAGTTCCTCGAGGAGGAGATCAAGTCGGTCGCCAAGCAGGTGCAACTGCAGGACATCGCTTTCGATCCGACGCAGGCGTCCTACGTGATGACGCGGCTCACCCAGTCACGGCTGCCGGTGATCGAGTTCGCCCAGAACGTGCGCAACCTGTCTGAGCCGATGAAGGAGTGCGAGGCGCTCATACTCGCCGGAAATCTCTTTCACGACGGCAACTTGGCGATGACATGGATGATGGGCAACGTGATGGCGCGGCTCGATGCCAAGGGGCACATCTACCCGCGCAAGGAAAACGACTACGACCCGAAGTGTAAGATCGACGGTGTGGTCGCGCTCATCATGGCGATGGGCCGCGCACTGCTGACGAAGCAGGCGCCGAACTACAAGATATTCTTCATCGGTAAATGAGGAGATTGACGCAATGTGGACCTGTTACCCGCTGCCGCCTCCGGGCGGCTTCCTGATCCTGCCCGGCGCCGGCACACCGCCACCGACCGAGCCGATCGTCATTCCACCCGACACGCAGCCCGTCCCGCCGCCTGACCTCGGTCAGCCGGGTCCGCCTGTGTATCCGGGTTGGCCCATCGGTGGAGGCGGACCGAGCCTGCCGATCCAGCCGCCGAACATGCCGGGTTGGCCGGTGATGCCCGGTTACCCGGTGCTGACGCCTCCCGGCTACGCGCCGGTGCCCGGCTGGCCCGCGCTGCCCGGTTACTGGCCCGGTGGTGGTCAGGGTGGTGGTGCACCGCAGCCGCCGCTCGGCTTCTGGGGTCCGAACGATCCACGACCGACGCTGCCGATCTACATGCCGGGCTTCCCCGGTGGTCGACCGCCCTACGGTCCCGGCGGACCCGGCACAGAGCCGCCTGCGGGCGTACAGGTCATGCCGGTCGCGATCTGGATGATGGCTGTGCCTGCCGATCAGGTGCCGCCATTCCCCGGTATCGCAAAGCCGCCGGCTGACAGCAAGCCGCCCGTGCCGGAACCGAAGAAGAAGTAAACGATTCGGCAATCGATGAGTGGAGGCCACCTTCGGGTGGCCTCTTCTTTTTTGGAGCAAGCAATGACGACGAACCGGACAATGCCGATTGCGACCCGCGCCTACAGCGTGCTCGAGATCAAGTCCTTCGACGAGGACACGCGCGCGTTCACGGGTGTCGCAACGACGCCCACGACGGATCTCATGGAGGACGTCGTCGAGTCGAAAGGCGGGCAGTTCAAGCTGCCGATCCCGTTCCTGTGGCAGCACGACAAGGAACGCCCCGTCGGCCACATCACCCACGCTCAAATCTCCGACAACGAGATCGCGGTGCGCGGACGGTTGGAACGTCCGTTTGAAGGCGCACCTGCCAGTTGGGCCGAGCGACTGAACGTAGCATGGGCCGACATCAAGACCGGGCTCGTCCGCGGGCTGTCCATCGGGTTCAAGCCGCTGGAATGGGAACCCATCAAGGGCACCTACGGCAATCGTTTCACAAAATGGACATGGCTCGAGTTGAGCGCGGTCACGATTCCCGCCAACACCGATGCCTCGATTTTGACCATCAAGTCGATCGCTGCGCGTGAGGAGCAGGCCGCGTCAGGCCGCAATGCTGCCTCGCGAGTGGTACGACTCGATTCTCCTGCCGGCGTCACGGCAAAGCGCAGATCAATCACGCCCCAGGAGGGCAATGCGATGAATGTTTCAGACCAAATCAAGTCGTTTGAGGCGAAGCGGATGGCAACCGCTACGCAGCTCGACGTCCTGCTCGAGAAGGCGGCCGAAGAGGGCCGCACGCTCGATGAGGCCGAGCAGAAAGAGCACGATGAGCTCGACGCCGACGTCGCGCGCATCGACCAGCACCTCGACAACCTGCACGCCGCCGAGGCGCGGCAGATGGCGCGGGCGAAGCCGGTGGAGAAGGGTGGTGTGGTGGCGGCATCGCGCTCGCGCGATCCCTACATCACGGCGGGTCGCGAGACGCTGCCACCGGGCGTGGAATTCGCCCGCTTCGTCAAGTGTGTGGTGGCCTCGCGCGGCATTCCGCTCGCGGCCTTTGAGGTGGCAAAGCACCAGTATCCGGACAATCCTCGCCTGCAGACGATCCTGAAGGCGGCGGTGGCGGCCGGTACGACCTCGGATGTGGCTTGGGCCTCGCCGCTGGTGGAGTATCAGCAGCTTGCGAGCGAGTTCATCGACTTCCTGCGCCCGCAGACCATTCTCGGGAAGTTTGGCACCAACGGCATTCCGGCACTCAATGCGGTACCGTTCAACGTGCGTATTCCGAGGCAGATGACGGGTGGACAGGGCTACTGGGTCGGACAGGGCAAGGCGAAGCCGCTGACGAAGTTCGACTTCGACAGTGTGACCTTCGACTTCTACAAGGTGGCGAACATCGCCGTGCTCACCGACGAGCTGGTGCGTTTCAGCAATCCGTCCGCGGATCTGCTGACCCGCAACTCCCTCGCCGCGGCGCTGCGCGCTCGGCTCGACATCGACTTCATCGATCCGGGCAAGGCGATCGATGTGGGCGTCTCGCCCGCCTCGATCACCAACGGCATCACCGGTATCACCTCCAGTGGTACGGGTGCCGATGGCATCTTCGCGGACCTCGAGGCGGTGATGGGTGCGTTTGCGGCGAGCGGTCTCGCCCCGAACGTGGCGATCATGTCCTCGATGAACGCGCTCGCGCTGTCGATGCTGCGCTATCCGCTCTCGGGTGCGCCCGTGTTCGGTGGCATGTCGGCACAGGGCGGGACGTTCAACGGACTGCCGGTGATCGTAAGCGAGTACGTGAGTCAGGTCGGCGAGACGGGATCGAGCCCGATCGTCTTCCTGAACACCAACGAGATCCTGCTCGCCGACGACGGCACGGTGACGATCGACGCATCCAACCAGGCGTCTCTGGAAATGTCGGATGCACCGGCCCACAACTCGGGCACGCCCACGGGGGCGAGTCTGGTCAGCATGTGGCAGACGAACTCGGTCGCCCTGAAGGCCGAGCGGTACATCAACTGGCTGCGTGCCCGTGACGAAGCCGTGGTGTGGATCGATGGGGCGGCCTACACATCGGTGCCGTCGACGTAGTAGACTTCCGGACGTGAACCACACGTACTCCCGTGCATGTGGTCGCAACCGGAGACCCCGGCGGGCGTAACAGCCCGTCGGGGTTTTCTTTTTGGAGAACACAGCCATGCACTTGAAAGTCGTCCGCAACATCCGCGGGCTGGTGATGGGTCAGCGCCTGACGATGGACCGCTACTTCGGGCGCGCACTCGTCGCGCACGGCATCGCCGAGGAAGTGCTCGAGGGTGAGCAGCCGCGCAAGAAGCGCGCCTACAAGCGGCGCGACCTGCAAGCCGAGCAGAGCCGGGAATGAAACTCCCAAAGCTGCTGCAGTTCTTCACCCCGACCCAGCGCGACGCGCCAGTCGCGCAGCGCAAACTCCTGCACCCCATGAATGGGCGCGGTGGCGCCGGCTGGTTTCGTATCTACGAGAGCTACAGCGGTGCCTGGCAGCAGAATGTCGTGCTCGACCGCGACACGATCCTCTCGCACTCGGTCGTCTTCGCCTGCATCACGCTCATCTCGCAGGACATCGGGAAACTGCGCTGCAAGCTGGTCGAGCAGCAGGAGAGCGGCATCTGGAAAGAGGTGCAGAACTCCGCCTATTCGCCCGTGCTGCGCAAACCCAATCATTTCCAGACGCGCGTCAAGTTCTTTGAATACTGGATTGCGTCGAAGCTGATTCACGGCAACACCTATGTGCTGAAGCAGCGCGATGATCGCAACGTCGTCAAGAGGCTCTACATCCTCGATCCGACACGGGTGAGAGTGTTCGTCAGCGACGATGGGGCGGTGTTCTATGAACTGAAGATCGACAATCTCGCCAACCTCGATGCGGTTGCCGGGCGGCGCGAGAACAACACGCTGATGGTGCCCGCACGCGAGATCATTCACGACCCGATGTCGCTGCTGTGTCATCCGTTGCTCGGTGTGTCACCGCTCACCGCCAACGGGCTCGCCGCACTGCAGGGCCTGCGAATCCAGCAGGGTTCGGCGGCGTTCTTTGCCAACGGGTCTACCCCCTCCGGCGTCATCACTGCACCGGGACATCTCGAGCAGGACGATGCCGATGAGATCAAGTCGGCATGGGACACCAACTACTCCGGTGCCAATGCTGGCAAGGTCGCGGTGCTCGGTGATGGGCTCAAGTTTGAGCAGATGGCGGTGAACTCGGTCGACGCGCAGCTCATCGAGCAACTCAAGTGGACCGGTGAGAACATCTGCACGGCATTTCATGTACCACCGTACATGGTGGGCATCGGTCCCATGCCGACCTATAACAACATCGAGGCGCTGAACCAGCAGTACTACAACCAGTGTCTGCAATCGCTGATCGAGAACCTGGAGCTGTCGCTCGACGAGGGCCTCGAGATGACGAGCCCGACGCTCAGTCTCGGCACGGAGTTCGACCTGAAGGGACTGCTGCGAATGGACACCGCGACGCGCTACAAGGCGCACAGCGATGCGATCGGTGGCGGCTGGTTGACGCCCAATGAGGCGCGCATCGATGAGGATCTGCCGCCCGCGCAGGGCGGGGCGACGCCCTACATGCAGCAGCAGAATTTCTCCCTGCTGGCGCTGAACAAGCGCGATCAGAAGGACGATCCATTTGCGAGCGGTAGCAAGGCTCCGGCCACCCCGGCGCCACCCGCACCGCCCGAGAAGGACGATGAGGAGAAGAGTCTCACGCTCTTTGCGACCGAGCTGCGCAAGTCACTCTCCCTTGCCGTCCTGACAGGCTGAAGTAGTGGTGGTGGTGCTCTCGGCATGGACCGTCATCAATCAACGGAGGCATTGAACAACGTGGATATGCGGAACATGGCTGAGATCGTTGCCAGTGCCGTCAAGGAGTACGTGGCGCTCGCCGTTGCGGAGCTCTCCGGGCGCGTCGGGCAGATCGAGAAAGCACCGCCACCGGTCGAAGCCGCGGTGATCAAGGCGCTGATCGAGGCGGAAGTGCAGGAGACGACCTCGGAGATGCGTGGGCAGTGGGACGCACAATTGAATACCGCAATCGCGGCACTGCCCCCGCCGACGGATCTCGCGCCGCTCGCTGAAACGGTGGCGCACATCGAGCAAAGACTGAGCGAGGCCACCACGCTGCAGATCGCGGACATACCAGAAGACCTGAAGGCACGGGTGAAGATCGATTACCTGAATCTGCAGAACCTTCACGAGCGTGTGATGACCATGGAGGCAAAGCCGATGCCGGTCGAGGGACCGCCCGGCGAGCGCGGACTGCAGGGGGAGCGGGGTGAGAAGGGCGAACCGGGGGATGCTGGTCCGCCCGGCGAAGTCGGTCCTGCGGGCGAGAGCGGGGCTCCCGGCGAGCGCGGTGAGAAGGGTGCCGACGGTCTGCCGGGTGTGCCGGGTGAGCGGGGTCCGGACGGCCAAGACGGTCGGGATGCGGTCGCCCTTGAGATCCTCGACGGGGTCGACGAGACCCGCCGCTATCCACGGGGCACGGTGGTGACCTTCCGCGGCGGGCTGATTCGGGCGTTCCGACGCAGCGATCCGCTCGCCCCCGGCGTGGAACTCGAGCGGGCCGGCTGGCATGTAATCCTGAACGGCATTGCCGAGATGGCCTCCGAAGTACAGAACGAGCGCGAGTTCGTCCAGCGCACCGTGTTTACCAACGGCGCGGTGAACGAGGTCCGCACCCGCATGGCGATCCCGCTCTATCGAGGCATCTGGAAAAAGGGCGTGGACTATCACGCTGGCGACAGCGTCACCTACGGCGGCTCCAGCTTCATTGCGCAGCGCGACACGGTCGATGAGGAACCAGAGGCCAGCGATGCCTGGCGGCTCGCCGTCAAGCGCGGGCGCGATGGCAAGAATGGCAAGGACGGCAACAAGGGCGAGCCGGGCGTGCAAGGCGAGCGCGGCCGAGACCTCACACAACGCGACTACACGACAGGACGGCGATTCTGATGGTCATGCTAGTCAGTCTGGATCAGGCGAAGTTGAGCCTGCGTCTCGATCACGATGCCGACAACGAGCGGGTCGAGGAAGAGATTCACGATGCCTCTGCGATCGTGCTCACGCACCTGAAGGACCGCGCGTTGCTGCTGGTCGACACCTCCGGTGAAATCCTCTCCGATTCCACCGGCACCATCGAGATTCCGCGCGACATCCAGCGCGCCACACTCGCGATGGTGAAGATCCTGCATGAGAGCAATGCGGGCGACGGGCAGCGGATGGGCTGGAACGAAGGGTTCCTGCCGGATGAAGTGCGCGCGTTGCTGTTTCCGCACCGGATGCCAACCGTCGCATGAACACCGCCAATATGGGCACGGGCGATCTCAACCGGGTGGTTGACATCGAAGAGAAGACGCTCGTGCAGAACACGATCACGGGAGCCAAGACTCCCACTTGGAGCGTATTGTGGAGCGACGTCCCGGCCAACATCGATTTTCGCACTGGAAAGGAGTACATCGCCGCACAGGCAGTCCAGTCCGAAATAACCTGCTTCATCACCATCCGCTACCGGGACGGATTACGGCCCGCACACCGCATCGTGCAAAAGGCAACGGAGCGGCGCAGCCGAAAAGTGTTCAATATCCGCGGCATCATCCCCGACTCCAAAAGCGGCCTCGAGTGGCTGACGATGCCGTGCTCCGAGGGCGTAGATCAGGGGTAAGCGCCACCGTCGCGCCGGAGTGGCGTGGCGAGACGGTGGCGATTCTCGCGGCGGGTCCCTCGCTTACCCGCGAGCAGGCAGAGCAGGTGCGCGGTCGCTGCCGGGTGATCGCGGTCAACAACACCGCGATCGACACGGAGGTAGACGGTGTCCTGCAACTGGCTTTTGCACCGTGGGCAGACGTGCTATACGCGGCCGATGCGAAGTGGTGGCACTGCTACAAGGATCGTGCGCTGGCATTCGCAGGGCTCAAGTACACGATCTCGGCGATTCCGTTTCCTGAAGTACTTCGGTTGCAGCGTTCGCACCAGAGAGCCTTCGATGAGCGCCCGACGCACCTCTGCGGATCGAACAGCGGCTACCACGCGCTGCACCTGGCGGTGCATTTCGGGGCGGCGCGCGTTCTGCTGCTCGGCTTCGATATGAAGAATGGCATCAACGGTCGGCGCCACTACTTCGGCAATCACCCAAAGCGATTGAATGCCCGGCCGGCGTTTCCGACGTGGATCAACCAGTTTGCGAAGCTCGCGCCGGAACTCGCCAAGCGGCGCATCGAGGTTGTGAACTGCAGCCCGAGCACGGCATTGTTTGCGTTCCGGCGGGCAAGTCTGACGACGGTACTAAATGCCCAATGACTTAGGACAGCGCGCCTCGCTCGCCTACCGCAACGCACGGGCTGAGATCGAGGCAGGGCAAGTGCCAGATAAGTATCGGCGTCTGCTGCCGTACATTCAGGGCCAGCGGGTGCTAGAGATCGGTGCGGCGGAAGGCGTGCTCGGACTGCTGCTGTCACGCGAGGGCCAAGTCGAGCGAGTGACGGCGCTCGAGCTGCGCGAAGACCGGCACCGGGAGGGTCAGCGCCTGCAGCGGGTCTGGGCGGAGCGCGGCTTCGATGTAAGCCGCTGCCTGATGGTACAGGGCGACATCCGCGAGCACCTGCACCTGCTCGAGGTCACCGATACGCTGGTGGCGGTGCGCTCGATCTATTATCTGCGCGCGGAAGCACAGTCAGTTATGGAGGTGGCTGCGCGTCGGGTGCGTCGCGTGGTGTTGTGCGGCAACGCTGGCCGGCAAGCCCAGTACCGCTCGCAGCCGAGCAGTGAGCTCGGTCGGTTCAATTACCTGGCCGCCATCGATGGCATGAAATGGCTGTTGACGGGCGCGGGTTATCAGATCGCCGCGGTGATCAGTAGTGGCGATCCTATCGTGGTGGGCATCCAATGACGGTCGTCTTGCGAGTCTCGCCGCAGGACGTGACGCACAAGCTCTCGTGCGATCTCTTTGAGACCGAGGCGGCGGAGTGGGGCGATAAGACCTACATGCCGATCGAGCAGACGATCAAGCACCGCTCGATCGTCGCTCGTTACGTCGAGGGGCGCGCGTGGGAGGAGACGGAACTGTTCACCAACATCTACACGCGCCGCTTCGCGGCCGGCGAGCATGTGCGCGGCTGCTCGACGATGGCGGGATTGCTGCAGCAGTACCGCACACGGGTCGATCACATGTACGCCGACATGCAGAAGCACGGGTATCGCGACGACGCCGATGACCTGATCCCGGTGGTGATCGCACCCGACGGGACGCTCACGCTTGGCAACCAGGGCAACCACCGGCTCGCCATTGCCAAGGTGCTCAACATCCCGAAAATCGCCGTCAGGGTGTGCGGCCGACTCGACTCAATCCGCTGCCCGGTGGAACCGGCGACGTTCCAACCGGTGCTGCACGACGGAGCACGGGAGATCCCGGCGATGACCACGCCGGCCGAGCGGGTGGCGTACTACGAACTGGCGAAAGCGCAGGCGGCGCTCGGCGCGGTCGTCGAACTCGGCACTTGGCTCGGGGCGGCGACGGTGTTCATGGCGGCCGGTGTGCGTGATGCGGACACTCGCCGCCCAATGCACTCCTACGACCGCTTCAAGTGGAAGCCGATCCATGAGTACAAGGCGGGGCATCCGCTGCGCTGCTCGATGATCGAGCAGGTGAAGCGCAACTTGGGTCCGCTCGCCGCGCTGGTGCAGCTGCACAAGATCGAGATCACCGACGCGAAGTGGCTGGGCGGGCCGATCGGGCTGCTGGTGGCGGACGGACCGAAGCACGCGGGAGACGTGGTGCGCACGCTCGGGATCTTCGGACCCGAGCTTGTCGTCGGCAGTTGTACGGCGTGGCAGGATTTTGCGTACTTCCCGGCTTACGAGCTGCCGGTGTGCTTTGAGCGACTCGAGCAGGCGGGCGTGGTGTCATTTGTGCGCGGCGTGTTTCCCGGCACCACTGCTGTGTTGCGCATTGAGAAACACATCAGTCGCAAGCTCGCACACTCCATCAAGGTGAGTGACATCAAGACGACCGAGATCCTGCCGATCTGGGAAAAGTGGAGCGCGCGGCTGCCCGAGGAGATGCGCCCGCGGTTCATGTGTGGAGCGGCGCTCTTTCTGCACGACCGTGGCGAGCAGGCGCAGGCGGCCGCACTCTTCAAGGCGCTGCTCGCGGAGTACACCGAGGACATCGCATCGAAGTGGGAATACTTCAAGAACAAGAAACCGGAGATGCTGCGGCGCTATCCGGCCATCGCGGCCGAATTGTCATGATGCTCACCCCGGAGGAACTGGCCGAGCTGCCGCCGAAGGCGAGGCGTGACTTGGAGATCGTCGATCTCTATCTCGAGCACGACTACCTCACCGCGTATGCGCTGCACACCGCGCAACGGATTGTGCATGAAGGGTACGAGGCCGCGGCAGGGGCGGATGCGAGCCGTGACAACTGGGACAGCCACGGCAACCTGCAGCGGGATTTCCTGCTCAACATGGGGCTGCAGCCGCACCACCGGCTGCTCGAGGTCGGCTGTGGGGCGGGACGGCTTGCACGCAAGATCGTGCCGTACCTCGGACGCGGGCAGTATCACGGCGTCGACCTTTCGGAGGCGGCTGTTGAATCAGCCATTGAATTGTCGGTCAGCGAAGGCTGGAGTCACCACGATCCGCAGTTCTATGTCGGGCAGGTCGCGGATCTCCGGGCCGGCTCTTTCCAATTCGCTTGGGCGCACTCGGTTACCACGCATTTACCACCGACACTGATCACAAATCTCTTTTCCCAGGTGGCAGCCGCGATGGTCGGCAATGGGGTCTTCTACTGGACGTACCTGCCCGCGGAGCGTGACGAGCGATACGGGCTGACGCAGTTCCGTACCACGGTGGCGACGCTGCGCAGGTGCGCCGAGGATGCGGGGCTCACCTTTGACGAGGTGCCCGACTGGGTGCGGCTTGCTGGCTACAAGCCCGGTCGCTGGAGCTACGGGCAAAGCATTGCGGTGAGCCGGCGTGCATAAGCTGACGGTCGCGTGCTGGAAGTGGCGTTCTGCGCCCGGCTATCGCTCGACCTTCACCGCGCAGCATGTCAACACGCTGCGCAGCATGGTGGCGCGGCATTACGCGAAGCCGCACGATTTTGTCTGTATCACGGATGATCCGGCCGGCATCGACGGGGATGTCCGGATCGTTCCAATCTGGGACGACCACAAGAATCTCCGCGGGCCGAATGGGGTCAACTGCTATCGTCGTTTGAAGGCGTTCTCGGTGGAAGCAGCGGATCTCATCGGCCCACGGTTCGTCTCACTGGATCTGGATGCGGTCGTCACGGACGATCTGACACCACTGTGGGACCGGCCGGAAGAGTTCGTCATCTGGGGCGATACCGCGCGCGGCACGCCGTACAACGGCAGCATGTTCCTGCTGACCGCAGGCACGCGCACGCGCGTCTGGGAGACGTTCGATCCGCAGAAGTCGCCGGCCGCCGCCAAAGCGCGCGGCTACATCGGCAGCGACCAAGCGTGGATCGGCGCGTGTCTCGGTCCGCACGAGCGCAAGTGGTCGATACTCGACGGCGTGTATTCGTACCGGGTACACATTGCGCAGGAACTGAGGAACTCACGCTTTGAGCGACCGCCGCCGGGTCGTCCGCACATCCTGCCCGGCAACGCGCGCATTGTCCTCTTTCATGGCCGGCACGACCCGTGGCATCCGCAAGTCCAGAAATTGAATCCGTGGATTACGGACCATTGGAGATAAGCACTAATGGCTAAGGTTTCCTTTGAGGTCGAGATGAAGCAGAGCGGATTGCCGCAGCTCATCAATACGCTCAAGGACTTCCCCGACCGTTTCCAGCAGAAGATCGTGCGGCGTGCCGCACGCCGAGGCATGAACATCGTCCGCGACGCGGCCCGAACGAAAGCGAAAGCGATCGACGATCCGGCCACGCCGAAGCGGAAAATCTTCAAGAACATCGTCACCAACGAATCGGCGCGGCGCGGTCGCGCCATTGGCGGCATCGTGATGAAGGTCGGTGTGCGCGGTGGCGCACTCGCCTATCCATTGATGACCCACGGGCGCGGTGCGCCGTTTCAGCCACGCCGCAAGCCGCGGGCGAGCGCGAAACCGCCGTCGCCGCATCCCGGTGGCGACACCCGCTACTGGCGGCACCAGGAATTCGGCTGGCGGCATGTGGGCGGAAAGCACGTCGTCGGACGCAAGTTCATGCTGCAGGCACTGATTGAGAACTCGCAAAAGGTTGCCGACAAGATCGTCCAAGAGATCAACATCGGGCTCGACACGCTTTTCAAGGGAGGCCCGCCATGATTGGCGTACCGCCGATCTACGAACTCTGCGATGTCGACACGGGTGTGCAAGCCGTGCTGGGCGGTCCTGATGGCCTGCGCGTGTATCCATTCGGGCATGTGCCGCAGGACAACCCGCCCGAGCCGCGACCGTATGCTGTGTGGCGACGGACGTATGGGGCACCCGAGAACACGCTTGGCTGCCCGCCCGATATGGATTACGTCGGCATCGAGGTAATCTGTGTCGGCGATCCGGACACCTGCCGGGAGGCGCACGATGCGATCATTCTGGCGATCGAAAGTCACTGTCATGTGGTCGGCCTTGATGACGAGGGGCGCGATCCGGACACGGATGATTACTGGTGTTCGTTCACGGCCGACTGGTTTGTATCGCGCAACGGAACATGAAACCGTACACCTATCGGTTTCACTTCGCGGTGATACGCGCGCTGCGCGGCGTACTCACGGCATGGGAGAAGTGGGTGGAAGCGGACCATCTGGCGGGCTTGCCAGAGGGTACGCCTGAAGAGGTGATGAAGCTGCTGACGCCGGAACAGCGTCGACCAGACAAGCCACAATAGTTTTTAACACTGCCTCGCTCCGTGCCTCGCGCATCTGCGCCGCGCACACATGGCCTCGCAGGAAACAACCTCTGACTGCTCGTAGGCGGTCTGTTTTCCTTTTCTGGAGGATTGAGCAATGGCTGTAAAAACCCAAGGCACCGAACTTTATTTCATCGACCCCGATTCAACCGAGGTCGTGAAGATCGGCTGCCCGACGACGATCACCGGCATCGGCGCTGCGCGCGACCAGATCGAGACCACCTGTCTCGATTCGGAAGGCCGCACGTACGAAGCCGGCATGCCGACGCCCGGCACGGCGAACTTCACCATTCAGGCGGACCCGGCTGATCCGAGCCACATCCGTCTGCATGAGTTGTACCGCGAGGGGACGACACTCGACTTTGCGCTCGGCTGGTCGGACGGCACTGGCATCGTACCGACGGCGGATTCGTCGGGATTCACCCTGCCGACGACGCGGTCGTGGATCAGTTTCACCGGGTACGTCACGGACTTCCCGTTCGACTTTGCACTGAACTCGGTCGTGACATCGAATCTGGGAATCCAGGTGTCCGACTTCCCGCATTGGATTCCCAAGTCGACCTAGACAGGTCAAGCGAGGTAACTGATGGATCTGAAACAACTGCAAGAGTTGGGTGGCTTCGTCCCGAAGCTGCCGATCAAGCGCCCCGTGACGTGGCAGCCGGTCAACGACGACGGCACGCCGAAGGGCGACGAGCTCACGTTCGATGTCTTCATCCGGAAGCTGTCGTTCGGTGCGCTCGAGCGATTGTTCGACGACAAGCAGCCGATCGATCGGCAGCGCATGTCGGCCTACATCGCCGATGCGGTATCGCTCGGGGACGAGGGCAAACAGAGAATCAGTTACCAGCAGGCTATGGAGCTGGAGCCGACGCTCGCCACGGCGCTGATGAACGCCGTCGGCGAGGTGAACAGCGTCAAGAAGCAGGAAGTGAAAACCAACGGGGAGGCTGAACCGGAAGCAAAAAACTAACACCCGCCGAACGCGAGGAGGCATCACGGGATTTCTGGTGCGAAATGGTGATGGCCGGCGTCGGCGGGAAGACGGTCGAAGAGGCGAAGGACCGCCTCACCTTTTGGGAGGTACAGGAATTCTGGATTCCGTACCAGAGCAGGCACGGGTCGTTCAACAGCACCGAGCGGATGGAGTTGGGTTTCGCCCAACTCTGCCGACTGGTGAATCACGCGGCCGGCGGCCATGCGCGGCTGGAGGATTTCCTGCCGCGTAGAGAGGGCGAGCAACACGGGACACCGGAGCAAGTGATGGCAATCCTGATGGGCAAGAGGACGTAAATGGCAACTCGCGGCTTGGGCACACTCACGCTGGACCTGCTCTTAAAGGTCGGCGGTTTCAAGCAGGGCATGACCGAAGCAGAGCGCGCGGCTGAGCGTGCGATGCGTGCCATCACAGAGAGCGCGAGACGTGCGTCCAAGGACGTCAATCAATCCTTCAGCGGTGGTGTCAAGGTCGAGGGCCTGCAGAAGGCGGCACGGATTGTTCAGACGGAACTGAAGAAGACCGAGGATTCGGTCAAGGCGGTCAAGGCGACGTTCGGGGATGTGGGGTTCCGCATCCCCGGATTGCGCCAGGCGGAAATCGAGGCGCGGAAGCTCAACGAGGCGATGGCGCTGCTGCGGGAGCGCACGGCGCAACTGCTACAGGCAGGGTTCGGCGAGCGGGTGGCGGCGCAAGTCGCCACGCCACTCGAGCTCTACCGCAAGCAGGTTGAGTTGCTGAATTTCGCCGCCGCGCAGGGCGTCATCAACCAGCAGACCTTCAGCCGGGCACTGCACTCAACGACGCAGGCGTTCATTGCTGGCACGCCGGCCATGCAGCGATGGAATCTACTGGTTGAGGAAGGCAAGCGGCTCATGGCGGCCAACGTCGGGCCGCAGGATGCGTTCCGCAATCGCTTCAAGGAACTGACGCAACTCGCGCTCTCCGGGCAGATCACGCCCGAGGTGCGCACCTCCGAGATCGCCAAGGAGAAGGCGATCCGCGACAGCTTGACGGGCGTCACGGCCGAGAACAATCGTCTCGATACCGAAGCCAAGCGCATCAAGGAATCGCAGATCCCGCCGCAGCGTGAATACAACGAAGCGATGGCGCTGACGCAGAAGTTGCTCGACACGCAGCGCATCGATCAAGCGGAATTCAACACCGAGGCACAGCGACTCAAGGCCATCCTCGATGCCAGTAATCCGGCTCAACAGGAGCAGAACCGGCTGATGGCGGAGGCGGCGAAGCTCGCTGCACGGCTGCAAGATCCGCTGATCCAGTATCAGCAGCGACTGAAAGAAATCGCTGCGATGAAGATCGCCGCACCGGATCTGGTCAGTGATGAGATCGAAACCGCTGCGATCAAGGAGGCCGAGGACGCCTACAACAAACTCAATCCGGAGATTCAGGAGAACCTCCGCCTTGAGAAAGAGGCGGCGGCGATCAAGGCGGCGAACACGACTGCGCAGGAACGCTACGACGCAGCGATTGCCCACTCCGCTTCGTTGATCGGCAAGGTCGGTTTCACGCAGGCCGATCACAACCGCGAAATCGCACGGCAGAAAGCCATTCTCGATGCGAGCAATCCGGCGCTGCAGGAGCACGCGCGCCTGATGGCCGAGGGTGCGCGTGCGACGAAGACGCACATGTCGGCGCAGGAGCAGCTCGACGCGGCCATCGCGCACGCCGATAAACTGCTCGCCACCTACGACGCGACGCTCAAGCGCACGGCGATCGATCAGCAGACGCACACCCGTATGGTGGCTGCGGCGCGTGCCGAATTCGATCGCGCGTCACAGAGTACGCAGAAATTGAGCGGGCGCTTCTTGGAGTTTTCCAAGCTCCTGAATCGCGGGTTTGGCCTGCAGTCGTTTGTGGCACAGGCCCTGTCGATCTTCGCCATCATCAATCTGGTACGTTCGATCATCCAGATCACCGATGAGTTGAAGCTGCTGGAGAACCGGCTGAGGCTGGTCACGCACAGCACCAGCGATCTCGTACGCACACAGAAAGAACTGTTTGAGGTCGCACAGCGCACGCGGCAGGAATATACCGGCGTCACGGATCTCTACATCCGACTGGCGCAGGCCAGCAGTGAACTCGGTGCCACGCAGCAGGAATTGATCGCCGTCACAGAAGCGACAGGCAACGCGCTTGCTATCGCCGGTACAGGGGCGGAGCGCGCCAGAGGCGTACTGATCCAGCTCACACAGGGTCTTGGCGGCGGCACGTTCCGCGCTGAGGAATTCAACTCGGTGCTTGAGGGGGCCGCGCCGCTGGTCCGCATCGTTGCAAAACACATCGATCGTTTTGCCGGCAGTGTGCAGGCCCTGCGCAAAGAGGTGCGCGAAGGCACCGTGACATCAAAGGAGTTCTTCGATGCCATCCGCGATGGCTCTGAAGAACTGTCGAAACAGGTGGCGTCGACGCCGGTCACGATCAGTCAGGCGTTTACCCAACTGAAAAATGTTTTCCAGCAGGCGGTGCTCGGCACCGATATGCAGCCGCTCGTAAAGGGCATTCTCGACCTGAAGGTGCTACTGGAAGATCCGCAGTTCCAGCAAGCGTTGGTGGACTTCGTCAACTTGCTGCTGACCGCCGGCGGCGCGGTTCTGCGCACGGGCGAACACTTTGCGCAACTCGCGCTGGAGTTGAAGCAGAGCATCGCCTATGCCAAGGGCGAGCTGAGCGAGATCGAGGTGCTGGAGGCGAAAATTCAGCGGGTTGGGTTCACATTGCGGCAGGCCCAGCGAGGAGGGTTCCTCGAGAGCGGCGACATCACGGCCATCGGTCTCAGTGTCGAAGGTCTGACTGCGAAGCTGGAGCGTCTGCGTAAAGAACTTGAGTTGCTGAAAGGCCAGGAACTCAGTGAGATCGTCATCACGGCGAAGTCCATTGAGGCGCCCGTCGCGCCGATTGGTGATCCGAAGGCTCTCGAGCAGATCCGCAAGCAAATTGAGGCACTGGAGCAGCAGCGCGTGCTGCTCGGCAAGAATGCCGCGGCGACGATGGCGTATCGCATCGCGGTCGGTGATCTGAGAGAGACGTTTCAGAAAGCTGCCCCTGACGCGGAGGACTTGAAGGGCGCCCTGATTGCGGCTGCGGCGGCGCTCGAGCAGGAAACTGCCGTGCAGAGCGTCAAGAACTCGATCGAGGCTCTGCAACGCCAAGCGGCGGTGCTCAATCTCACGGAAAAGGAGGCGTTTGAATATAACCTGACGCAGGGCGAGCAGGCCGATCAGCTGGAAAGAACCGGTAAGGCGCAGGCGGGGTTGACCGAGGAATACCGCAAGGCGTGGGAGCAACTGCAGCAGCAGAAAGACGTCAAGACCATCATCGAAGGGCTGGTCGAGGTCGAGCAATTGCTGCTGGAAGCCTCGGGTCGTACCGCAGAGGCGCAAGCCCTCGCCACGCAGGAACGCTACAAGAAGCTGCTCGATGCCGTGTCGGCCGAGACCGAGCGCGCCGTGGCCGACATGGAGGCGCTCAGCGCCCAAGTGGAAGGTGCGGTGATCGATCCGACGGTCGACGCGAGTGGCATCGAGCACATCACCATCGAGGCGAAGAAGGCGAAGTACAGCCTCGAGGAACTGCAGCAGATCGAGATCAAGATCAAGGCTGCGATGGACATCGAATCGTTCCGTGCGCAGGCCGACGCGCTCGACAGGCGGATCGAGGACATCCGTACGGATTTCGGTCGTCAGGAGCAGACCATTCAGGCGCGGGTCGACACGGGACTGCTGTCGGAGATCGGCGCCCGCAGAGAACTGATCCGCGTGCATCAGCGCGAGGCGGCGGCGCTGCAGGACCTCTACAACCAGTACAAGGCGCTCGCCGACATCAGCGGCATGGACGAAGTCCGCCGCAAGATGGAAGAACTCGGGATCATCATCGAGGATCTGAAGACCTCGGTGGACACGCTCGGCAAGGCGATGGCCGATGCGTTTGAGGAAGGAATCGGGGAGGCGCTCGGCGACGTGGCGAAGGGCGTCGCCTCGCTCGGTGAGGCGGCCGAGAGTTTCCTCGAGAGCCTCACGGATGCGCTTATCGATTGGGCGTCGGAGCAGGTGGCCGCGCAGATGCGCGACGTCATCTTCGGACCCAATGGTCCGCTCGGGGAGATCCTGAAGACGATCGGGGGCGGGGGGCTCTTCGCTGGCGGCGGCGCCGGCCTCTTTGGCGACGGGCTCGAGGAGATCGCGGTCACGGCGCAGCGGTTGCCCGAGGGCGTGGGCGAGGTGGCGGCGGCGGGGGCGGAGACGGCAGGGATGGCAGCGGCGATCACGGCGGCCGGCACCGCGGCGGGGGCGTCGATCACCGGGGCCACGGCGGCGCTCACCACCGCAGGGGCGACCGTCGCCGGAGCAATCACCACCGCTGGCACTGGGGTCGCCGGGGCGATCTCGGCGGCGGGTAGCGCGGCGGCGGCGGCGATCGGGGCGGCCAGTGCCAGTTCCGCCATCCCGATCCCGATACCGGGCGCGGCGGGGGGCGGCCTGCTCGCGGACATCGCCGTGGTGGCCGGATTGGGGATGGGGCGGTATGCCGGAGGGGGTCCGCTCGATGTCTTCTCTGGGGGCTTCCTGCGCGGTCCCGGCACGCCCACCTCGGACTCGCTCCTGCTGCGGGGCTCGCGGGATGAATTCATGGTGCAGGCGCGGGCGGTCGGCCAGCCGGGCGGGCGGCAGTTCCTCGACGCCTACAACAGCGGGCTGGTGACGGTGCGGGAGATCCGCCACGGGCTGGAGTCGATCGGGCGGGTGCCGCGCTTTGCGGGGGGTGGATCGCTGTCCTCGGGTGCCAGTCCAGCCGCGGTGAGCAGCCCAGCGGTCTCCCGCCGACAGGGGGACACGATCAACCAGTACCTGACGATCAACGCACCGGGGGGCAATGTGAGTCGACAGACCGAACTGCAGATCACCGCCGCTGCCGCGCGTGGCGCACGGACCGCTGACAGGCGCAACAACTGATGAGCGACTTCATCGAGTCGCCGCGGTTTCCGGCGTGCCCGAGCTTCGGCTACACCTCGGAGCCTGAGTACAAGGTCATCATCCAGCGGCGGGCGAGCGGCGTAGAGAAGCGCAACCGCGCCTGGTTGCGCCCGCTGATCCGCGGCACGGTCACGGTGGGTCCGCGCCTTGAGGCTGAGATCGAGGAACTGCTGACATGGTGGCATGCAACGGGCGGCATGGCGCGCGGTTTCCGGTTCAAGGACCGGGTCGACTGGAAGTCGACGACGCAGATGGCACAGTCTGTGTCGAATACCGACCAGCCGCTCGTCGAGACGACGACACCGGGAGTCTACCAGCTGACCAAGCGTTATCAGGTCGGTATCGACGAGGATGGTGATCCGGTTTATCAGGACCGCTACATCTACAAACCCGTCTCGGGCACGGTGGTGCTCTCGGGTGGCGGGTCGGTTGACTACACGACCGGGCTCGTCACCGGAGGAGGCGCCGGTACTTGGGGCGGGGAGTTCGACGTGCCGATGCGATTCGACTCCGGCTTCCCGGTCGAGATCGTGCAGGCACGGATCGAGTCGGTGACCTTTGCGCTGCAGGAACTTCGCATGACCGGAGAGACCGGGTGAGAACCATCCCCGCGGGCTTCCTCGACAGCCACGTCACCCAACTCCACGTCTGCTGGCGCGTCATCCGCCGCGACGGTGAAGTGATCTACGGCACCGAATGCGACGAGGACATTACGATCACGACCGGCGACTACGTGGGCGTGTACATCGCCCGCGCCGGTATCACGGGCAGCGACATCCGCTCGACCTCGGACTTGTCGGTCGACAATCTCGAGGTGGTGGGCGCGCTCGCGCCGTCAGCCGTGCCGGGCGATACGGGTGATACGAGTGACACCAGCGACACAGGCACGCTCACGCTCATCGACGTCAGTGCGGCCGACATCGAGGCGGGACTGCTCGACAACGCCGAAGCCGTCACGTTCATCGTCAACTCCGACGACCCTGATCTCTATCAGCGTGTCCTGCGAGCCGGCTGGATCGGCAACGTCACGCGCACGGCCGAGGGTAAATGGACGACTGAGCTGCGTGGTCTGACGCAGGCGCTCTCGCAGGGCATCGTTCGGACTTACGGCGTCGGCTGCGATGCGGAGTTGTTCGACGCACGCTGCAGGGTCGATCCCGCGGCGTTCTCCCTCTCCAGTTACGTCTACGAGCTCGACAGCCGTCGGCGCTTCAAGGTGCATCCGGACTTGGGCGACTTGGGCGCGCAACCGGGTCAGGTGCCGGGCGGCATGATTACATGGACCTCGGGCGCCAATACCGGCTACTCGATGGAGATAAAGACCTACAGCGATGGAGCGCCCGACACGCTCGACAACCTGTTCTGGGTCGAACTCTTTCTGCCGATGCCGAGGGACATCGACTTCGGCGACACCTTCGACTTCCGAGCCGGCTGTGACAAGAAGATGGAGACCTGCCTCGGCGTCTATAGCAACCTGCCGAACTTCCGAGGCCATGGTGTCCTCGTTCCCGGTGATGCAGAAATCCTCAAGGTGGGCAAGAAGTGAGCCCATGTTCCGGCTGCATTAAAGTGCGCCGTGCCATCATCAATAGAGCGCCACCTCGCATCGCCGCCCCTCTCGCCCGCGCTTTTCTGCCGACGGTCACGACCGCGGCTGCCGTCATTGCTGAAGCTCGTACGTGGGTCAACGTGCCGTTCCGGCATCAAGGTCGCGACCGCAGCGGGGTCGATTGCGTTGGGATGCCGATCGTCGTGTTGCACGCACTCGGCGCAGTCTCAGGCGACTTTGAAATTCGCGACTATTCCCGTCGGCCGCACCACGGCAACCTTGAGCAGCGCCTCACCGCGCACTGCACGCCGCTGCCGGAATACGTGCCCGGCTGCCTGGTCGCAATCCGCTGGGAAAAGACCCTCGCGCACGTCGCGATCTACACCGACACCGACACCCTGATCCATGCACTCGAGCGCCATCAGAAAGTAATCGAGCACGGCTTCCGCGGCATGTGGCGTGCGCGCTTCGCACAGGGCGCATGGGCGCTGCCGGGGGTGCGCTATGGCTGACCAAGTTGGCCGTTTTGCGCTGACTGCTATCGGCGGATACTTTTTTGGTCCGTGGGGGGCACTGGCGGGTAGTTTCCTTGCCAATTTTCTCTTTCCGGTCGAAGGCCAGAAAGGACCGCGCCTCAACGAACTGAACTTACAGCACTCGACCATCGGCGCAGCGATCCCGATCGTCTACGGTACGGGTGTCCTCGCCGGAAACGTGATCTTCAGCGGTGGCCTCACCGAGACCGAGCATGAGGGTGGCGGCGGCAAGGGTGGGCCGAGCGGACCGGCGACGTACTCGTATGCCGTTGATGTTGCAGTTGGCATCTGTGAAGGTCCGATTGGGGGTATCAGGCGCATCTGGGCAGACGCGGATCTGATCTATGACGCGAGCGATGACACGACGCTCGCAGAGCGGTTCGGGGATGACTTTGAGAATATCTCGGAGGCGTTTCTCGCCATCCGCGCGATGTCTGCACAACTGGACTTTGATTTATACCTCGGCGACGAAGATCAGCTGCCTGATCCCACGATTGAAAGCCATGTCGGCGTTGGCCTTACGCCAGCGTATCGCGGACTGGCGTACATCGTCCTGCCAAACTTCCAGCTTGAGAAGTTTGGCAATCGCATCCCGAATTTCAGGTTTGAAGTCTTTACGCTCGGCACTAACACGGAGTGCGCGGTCTACAGCGCCGGGCATCTCGAGCCTTGGCAGTTCTATTACAACGCTGGCACATTAGATCCGCGCAACCCTAGCAATCAACACCTCTATGGCTACACCGAGCTTGGTGGTTCACCAAATACGACCTACGAGGCTGCACTTGCCGACATCAACGCGGTTACTGATCATCCAGAAAACCCATTTCATTTTGAAAAAGCTCCACAGCACGGGCCAACTTATGTTCACGGCTGGGCGATCACGCAGTCGGGCGGTGGTGGACTAACAAACCCCTGCGGGATCGAGGAGTCTGACCCCTTCTCAGGCGACCCCGGCACCGATTACATCGGGGTCTTCATGTCGGTTAATTCGCTTGAGACTGTCAGCGATGAATGTGAGTCGGCGCTTGGTAATCCGTCAGGCTTTACAGAGACATGTGCAGCATGGTGGACGCTTCTGGGTGGCAAGGGTCGAGTCAAATACGTCATTGATAAAACAGGTGGTTCCTCTGGTTACTGGGTTCTTACTGATCACAATGAAGACCCAGCACCGTGGTTTGAAGGCACTACGAATGCGTCCGGTGACGTATATCACGTTATCGGGCAAACAATTCCCTGCGCTGATCTGGGTGGTGGTTCCTTTGATGTTTGGCGCATGGCGTCACACGAGATCGAAGTACGGCGCTGGTGGGCGCCGACGAGTTCACTGTTTGAATGGACGCGAGTCTCCGGCACCTTCAAGTCGCTGCGCCCGTATGTCGAGAATAGTGGCGTCGTCACGTCCTATCCGAAAGACCCGACACTGCGCAGCGATGACGTTAACTATGACAACGAAGACTATTGGACTGCAGCTTACAACGCGGCGGTGGCGGACAATGCTTCGCTAGGCATTAACGATCGGAACCGCATTCCTGAAGATTGGGTTTACGGCGTCGACTATCCGACGGCGTCGTCCTCGCATATCTCAAACATCCAGAGCGGCATCGTCTGGGCGGGCAGCTGCACCACCGTCACGACCGAGTGCATCCCGATGGCGGAGATCGTATCCGACATCTGCCGCCGGGATGGGTTGCGCACCGACACCTCGAGCCAGATCGACGTCTCGGATCTCTCGACCTGCGTGCCTGGTTATATCGTTGGGCAGCAGATGTCGGGGCGTGATGCACTCGGACCGCTGCGCATGTACGGGCTCTTCGACGCAGTCGAGAGCGATGCCGTGCTGCGGTTTGTCGAGCGGGGTCATGCGCCGGTCGCGACGCTGACGACCGACGATCTGGGCGCGCATGAACACGGCTCAGAGCCACCGTCTCTGGTTGAGGTCGCGCGCACGCAGGAGAAGGATCTGCCGCGCCGTGTGCGCCTGCACTTCCCGAATTTCCTGCACGACCATGAGGTGAGCGAGCAGTCCGCCTCGCGCATCACGACGGAAGCAATCGATGAACTCGATGTGCAGTTACCGGTGTCGATGGAGCCCGACACCGCGAAGCAGCTCGTCGAGATCATGCTGTCCGAGGCGTGGGTCGCCCGCAACGGCTACCGTTTCTCGCTCGACAACGACTGGCTCGGCCTCGAGCCCACGGACTGCGTTGGCCTTCCCGTGGATGGCAACCTTGAGCGGGTCCGCATCGTTGCGATCGACTACAAGATCGGTGGTCTACTGCAAGTCGACGCCATGCGTGACGACGACGGCACGTATGTCTCGACCGCCGTGGCGGTTCCGGGTCAGCCTTCGGGCGGCGTACCGGGCAGCTCGGGTGGCGGTCCGATCTGCGATTCCGCGGTGGTGCTGCTCGACATTCCTTGCCTGACGGGCACACCGCCGAGCGGCGACGAGGCATGGATCTACGCCGCGATTTACGGCACCTGTGCCAATTTCTGGAATAGCGCGGCGCTCTATCGCAGCGACGACGGCGGCGAGACCTATGCGCAGATCGCGCGCGCGGAGCAGGAAACGACGGTCGGCACGATCCTCGACATGACCGGTCCTGACACGGACCCGACACTGCCGGGGGACTCCCCGCCGTACGACAGCAGCAACTCAATCACTGTCAACCTTCTTGAAGGCACGCTCGCCAGCGTGAGTGATGCGGGGATCGACGCGGGCTTGAATCTCGCGGCGATCGGCCAGCCTGGCCGCTGGGTGATCATCCAGTTCAAGACCGCCGATCTCGACACAAATAACGTCTGGACGTTGACCGACCTAATCTGGGGCGTCAACGGCACCGAGCACTTGCTCGGCACGACCGGCGAAAATGACACCTTTGTGCTGCTGTCCGACTCGGCACTGCTGCGCATTCCTGTGCCGGCGAGTGCGATCGGTGTCCAGAAACATTACAAGGTTGTGAGTGCCGGCCAGTCGATCGACGCCGTCGATGAAATCACGTTCACCACCTGGGGCCTGTGCTATCAGCGGTTCTGCCCCTCGACGGTGATCTCGGCCACACTCACCGATCCACCCGCATCGCCTGTCGATGGCGACTCTTACCTGCTCCCGAATGACACCGGGCTCACGGGATCTTGGGCTGCGCACGGCGGTGAGATTGCGACGTGGAGCAGTGAGACCGGGTCGTGGGTGTTCTGCATGCCGGTGCCCGGCAGCATCATTCACATCAGCGACGGTGAAGACACGAGCGGCGGCGGCACCGATGTCATCTCCGGTGGCGATGGCAGCTACACCCCCTCGCCGTGGGCTCAGACCAGTGCGACCTTCGTCACCGTCCACGATGAAAGTGCCACGCTGCCGAATTCCTTCCGACTTGTGGAAGGCACGGTGGTCGACTTTGAGTTCGACACCAGCGCGAACACGCTCACCATCAACGCGGGCGGCATCCCGCAGAACCTGCAGAACGGCAGCTACACGATTCTTGCGGCTGACAACGGCCGGCACCTCTATCACCCCTCGGGTGCGGCAGCGGGCCATACCTACACGCTGAACATCGACGGTGCGGACATCGGCGCCGGCTTTGCGGTCACGATCTTCAACCTGAGTGCCAACCCGCTCTCGATTGCGGTGACTGGCGGCACGCTGCGCTGGATCGGCAGCGGTGCGGGTGCCACTGGCACGCGCTCGATGGCGCAGTACGGTCATTGCACCATCGTGGTCACAGATACGGGCGACGAGGCGCTCGTGGATGGAGCCTTGCTCACATGACCGTTCAGCAGTGGTTCTACATGCTGAGCGGCGAGCCGGTCGTTATCAACATCGGTGAGTACGTCGGCGGCGGACCGTCCTCTTATCCGATTCCTGCTGGCGCGAAATGTCTGCTCGTTCTAGCGACGGCTGGCGGCGGTGGTGGTGGGTCGGGCGTGGTCGGCGCGGTCAATTCTGCGCGGCGTGGCGGCGGCGGCGGTGGCGGCGGCGGCATGACGTTTCATGTGTTGCCTGCTGACTTCTATGGGTCACCCTATTCAAACGTGAGCGTTGACGGCAGCGCGGGTGGCGCGGGTGGCGCGGGGCGGTCAAGCAACGGTAACGGCACGGCTGGCACGGGTGCGGTGCCCGCGCACGCCAGCGTGGTGCGCGCTGGCGGCGGGTTCGCGGGTCCGCAAGCCACAACGACGACTGGCGGTACGGGAGGGGCCACTGGCCTCGGCTCACAAGGCTCTGGAGGCACGGGCGGCGCGGGCGGTCTAGCACCGGCGGCGGCTCAGGTTCGCACCAATAGCGTCGTCACAACGGGCGGCGGTGGTGGCGGCGGTGCGGTACAGACCACCAACGTCGAAAGCGCGGGCGGCGCGGGCGGCAGCAACAGCACGCTCAGTATCACAGCTGCTGCTGGCGGCGCGACTGGAAGCGATCCCGGGGCGGATGCCGCTGAGGCATATCAAGGCGGCGGCGGCGCGGGCGGTGAGGCAAGTTCAGCAACAGCAAATCAACTCTCCGGTACGAGTCACATCTATGGCGCAGGCGGTGCGGGCGGCGCGGCGGCCACGGCCAACGGGCCTTCACAGGCTGGGCGCAATGGTGCGGATGGCGTGCTGCTCGTTGCGGCGGCACTCTGATGGCTAATTGTCAGTACCTGGACGCCGATGGCAGCTTCACCGTAGACCCGGCGACCAAACTTGCCATGTTCGTTGCTGCGGGCGGGGGTGGCGGGGGTGGTTCCGGGCGCAAGGGCGCGACCAGCACCAACCGCGCCGGTGGCGGCGGGGGCGGCGGGGGTGGCCTTGGATTCTTGGCGCTCGCGTCCAAGGCGTTGCCGTCTAGCATCGCCGTCACCATCGGACAGGGCGGCGGCGGCGCGGCGGCGCAGACCACGGCTGATACCAACGGCAATGCTGGCACGGCGGGAACATCGACTACCATCGAGAAGGTGATGATCGTCGGCGGCGGCGGCGCAGGTCCGGGTGGCGCGACCAGCGCTGTCGGTGGACCGGCCGGCGGCACGGTGGACACGCAGTTTGGCGTGGGTGCCAACGGCGGCGACGCACGCACGACCGGTGACAAGAACGGACTTAGCCCCGGCGCAACCGCCTACGGCTGCCTCGTGAAGCCGGGCGGTGGCGGTGGTGGCGGGTACATGACGAATGCCAACTCCCCTACGGCGGGCGGTATTGGATCGCAGTGGACGTTTCTTCCCGGCCACGTGGGTGCCGCCGCTGGAACGTCGGGCGCGTCACCGACGCACGGCGTTGATGCGGCGCTGCCCGACAACCCCTACGGCGGCGGCGGTGGTGGTGGCAGCTCGGTCACAACGAATGCTGCTCGTGGTGGTCACGGACTTGCGTCGCGTGGTGGGGGCGGTGGGGGTGGCGGTGCCGTGCTCAATACCGCCGGCAATTCAGGTCCGGGCGGCGACGGGGCCGACGGTTACGCAGTGATGATCCCGGTGGAGTCCTTAGTTGATACGCAGAGCTTCGCCGCGAACGGGACATGGACGAAACCGGGCGGATTGACCGCGCATTCGCAGGTCATGGTGATCCTGTGGGGTGGCGGCGGTGCGGGCGCTGCGGGTAAGAAGAACGTCGTCGGCGGCAGCTTTCGCGGCGGCGGGGCGGGTGGTGGCGGCGGCATGAGCCTTGGTATTTTTCCCGCTGCCGACTTGCCCAGCACGGTCTCGGTGACTGTCGGCGTCGCGCAGGCCGGCGGCACGTCATTCACGGCGGACACGACCAGCGGGCCAAACTTGGGCAAGCAATCGGGCAACGACTCATTCTTCGGCAACTTCATCGCAGCGGAGGGCGGCACGGGCGGCAACGGCACAACGAATGCGACCGTGGCTGCCGGTAACGGCAGCTTCTTATCGGGGATCACCGGCACCGCTCCGCAATTGACAGGCATCAACGCCATAGACGGTGAGGATTTTAGAGTGATGTCCGGTTCTGGCGGCAACGGCTGCGGGATCAACTCCGGCGTCGCTGGCAGCGGCGGCGGTGCATCGCGTTATGCAACCATCGAGAACATGGGCTTCTGGGCGCGGTCCCCGCCGCCCTCAGGAAGCTCAGTTGGTGACGCGAGCGATGCCGCGCAGGGCGGACCATGGTGGTCAGGCGGAAGCGGTGGCGGTGCGTCGTCGTTTGTCGGCGGTCGCGGTGGTGACGGTGCAGCAGGTCTCGGTCCCGGCGCACCCGGCGGCGGCGGTGGCAATACTGTCAACGATGGCGGCACGAGTCGGTGCGGTGCGGGCGGTGCGGGCGCGCGCGGGCACGTCTACGTGCTGACGTTCAAATAATAGGAGCACGACATGAACGCGCGGCGCGCGCTGCTGGTCGCGGTGAGTGGGCTGCTCGCCGGCTGCGGCCAGCTGCTCTACCGAACGACGCACCTGCGCTCCTTCGATCAGCGCCTGGCGCACGCCTACGGTGTGCATGAGGTGATCATCCAGACCGTGCCGCAGGCGGTGACGATCGGGCACATCACAGAGGCGAATGGCGCGCTGGTGATCAAGTTGGCGGATCAGGCACGCGAGGTGCTGGAACTCGCGCGCACGCTCGACCTCGACGGCCACGGCGTTGCGGCGGATCAATCGATGCAGCTCGGCTGGATGACGCTGCACGCGCTCGATGAGTTTCTGAAGGGGGAGCGGCCGCTCACCTTTCTCAAGGTCTATTCTGAGGCAAAGCCAGACTAGCGATCGGACTCCCGAACAGTTGCTCCAGTCATGGCGGGATTCGGCCCACCGATGCCAGTTGGTCTGTGCCACTTCTCGCCCTCGCGGCCTCGCTTCCAGGCTCCGCACTGATAGCACCAGAGCAGAGCAACCGAATCGCGCACGGTCGTAATGACCCATAGCGACTGGCGGTGATCGTGTCTAGGCTTGCGCATCGGACGCACTATCCGCTAGTGCCCTCATGGTATCGCGTGATACTGATCCACAAAGTCACCCGCCGCTGCCAGGTTGTTGAACCACCCTACCCGCCCTTATAGCCCTCCTCTTCCAGCGCAGTCAGCCACCCTCGCTGCGCGTCTGAGAGGACCGCTTCCAAAATTCCCAGCGCAATTCTCTAGGCACAATTGGCATCGATTCCGCTTGCTCTTGCGACCATCCAGCACGGATACGCTGTTTGAAAACACTGCAGGCTCTGCATATTCTCGCTCCAGCCGGTCGCGCCTTTGTTGGTGGTTTCATGTAGGTGTTCTCGGGCGTGTACTCATGCCCGCGTGGACAATGTGTGCGTTGTTGTGAATGGTGTCGGCCCTTACGTATGCAGTCCTGCATATTTTGTTTTTGTGTGCCGAGCCAGAGATGTTCAGGATTGACACAACGCCTATTGTCACAGCTATGACATACATCCATGCCATCGATGATCGGACCTTTGAACAGATGATAAGAAAGTCTGTGCGCGCTCCAGCCGCGATTCTGATAAGCGATGGTCACATAGCCAGTCGGTTTGACGTGGCGCCGCCGAAATTCCCAGCATCCTGAATCGACGACATCTACCAGCAATCTAAGACGTTTGCGGTACCAGTCATCAGTGCGAGAGCGAATCATCGTCGCCACTCCGGTAGAGCGTGATACTGATCGATAAAGTCGCGGCAGGCGTCGACGTCGTGAAAAACGCCGACGCACCAGCCCTGCGACTCTAGGCCCTCAAGCCATAGCTGTTGATCGATCGACAGCTTTTGTTTCGCGTCGCGTTTCAACTCAATCGCGAGGCCCGCGTAATCACCGCGCCGTGCTCTGCACTCCAAATCCGGTATGCCCCGCTTCCAGCCGAGGCCCTTAAAGATCGCTGCGCGCTTCGGGTCAATCGCCACTCCGCTCGGGCAATGATTCGTCAACTGCCAAGTCTTCGGGTACTGCAAAGACCACCACTTCGCCACCGCGCGCTGCAGATCGCTCTCGGGGTGCTGCCGTGGGGCGCGTAGCGAGAGCCGCCGTGTCATCCGCGTTCCTTCTTTTCCAGATAGGCCGCCAGCACCACCGGCCACACGTCGCGAAAGAACACCGACTTCAACGGAAACCCCGCCTGCCGCTTGGCGCGGGGAATCATTCCGATGATCTGTGCGTGGCGCCGGTTGAGCGATTGCAAGCGTGCGAGTGCGGCGCGCAGCAGCTCGTTCTCTTCCTTGAGTTGCGCCTTGGTCTGCCTGGTCATCTGCGTCCAATCAGCGCGGCGACCGTGCCGAGAATGTAGCCGAGCGCAAAGATCAGCAGCACGCCCCACACCGAACTCACCGCGCACATCGTCATTCTCCGTCGCCGAACATCCCGCCGATCAAAAACCCAAACAGCCCCGCCACACCCAGCCCAAGCGTGTTGTCGGGAGTGATGCGTTGACCACTACGGATGGCTGCCCTCAGATCAAATGCCTGCCGGTCCTTTGCGCAGTCACGTTCGCAGAACGGAGCCTCACATCGCTCTCCGTTGAACGGACAGAATCCGTCCTGCTTGGGAACACTGGGCCGGGGCAAGGGCAGGCCGGGAGGGCTACTTGCCATACCCTTCTCCGTTTTTCTCCGGCTTGGGCAGATCCACCGCTGCAATCGTGACGCGAGCGGTGCCCTCAACTTCTTCAAGAACCACGTTCAGCGTCAGGGTGAGGTGGTAGACCGCGCCCATGGCTGCCTCAAAGGTGGCGCCGGTCACACCGTCCATCTTTCGACCGTCGAGGTAGACCTCTGTCCCCCGCGTAGAACCGTTGTCGGTGTGCGGGTTGACGATGCGGACCCTGTGCATGGCAGTTCACCTCACTTCATTCAGTTCAACTTTGTGCATGGCTCGATGCAGCGGATGCGTTGCCCCTGCAGGTGTGACAAGCCCTTGCGCTTCGCGGCATCGAACTGGGCGATCACATCCTCGCGGCTCTTGGCCTCGATGAAATACTCACTCACCAACATTGCGCCGTCGGGCAACGAGATGGGTGCCTCGTCCGATGGCTCAACCGGGCGCTCCAGTTCGACGCGGAATCTCATCGCTGCTTCCTTTATCGTCTGCACTATCCGCTGCTTGCTAACAACAATAGTGAGAGCTGTTCCGCCTCACGCGCACCCCACTGCGCCGCCATCGCTTTCGCGAGCCCACTATAGGTGCGACTGCGCTCCCTCCAACGATCCTCACTCGGCGCCATGCGATGCACGCGCGCCTCTCTCCCATCGACAATCTCGGTCGGCCACAGCCGCGGTAATCCCTTCAGCCACAGACACGTCGCCTTTGTCTCTCCGTGCCCGAATTGCCACGGTTGCAATATCTGATCCGGCGGTCGCCAGAAACTACTCAAAATGCTGATCGGATTCTCGATTGCGATGCGCTCAATCGGCGCGGCTGCCAGTTGCAGGACGAAGCCGAGACTGTGCGCCTGCTCATCGCGTTTGTCCTTGAACCACCGAGCCCCCGAGACCGACAGGTGTGTGCAGGGCGGGTGGGCAATGAGCAAGTCCCACCCGGCATCTAGGAAGTCCCGAATGTCGCCCTGGTAGTGCTGGCCGTTCGTCTCCGACGGCAACACGTCGCAGGACCAGGCGTCATGCCCGAGGACCGTGAAGGCGTCCCGCACGACCCCGGAGAACTCGCAGGCGACAAGGACTCTCATGGGGTCACTGAGGAATCAGGAGAAGCTCTCCGGCGAGCGGATTCGACAACCCGCACTCGATGGCACGCCCGGCACTGTTTCTGTCCGTTTGGCGCAACGTAGAGGTTATCGCCGGATAGCGGGTGTCCGTGCTTGCAATGCGTCACGATCCTTCTGCCCCGATTCCTCGCCTTGCCCCGCTGGCGTATCCGGTGACACTCGCGGCAGTTCCTGTGCCCCGTAGTTGGGTGCAGATAGCTATGCTCCGCGTAGGCGTGTCCGTGCGGGCAGTGCGTCTTGGCTAGCGCGTAGTGCTGTCCCTTGCTAACCACGTCCAGGCTATTCGCTCGCTGATCCCCGAGCCATAAGTGATCCGGGTTGCAGCAGGGTTTGTTGTCGCAACTGTGGCAGACATCCATCCCGGCCGGGATCTCTCCCTTGTGGAGCCGATAGGACGCCCGGTGCGCGCTCCACTTCTTGCCGTGCAAGTAGATTTGGCCGTACCCGCTCGGGTGACGAAAGCCCTGCCATTCCCAGCAACCAGACGGGACGACTTTGCAGCGGGCCTGCAATCGCGCCCGGTAGTAGTCGTCTGTCCGTGGCGGGTGGCAGCTCATTCGACACCCCTCGATTTATCCGAAGCTCTCAGTGGCAACTGCGCCGGGTTGAACGCCTTACGCGCTATCGCCCACTCGGCGAGTCGGTCATCCACGCCAACGTCTACGCCGTCATCATCGGTCAATTGCTCGATAAGGTAGTCAGCGCGTTCTACTAGGTCGGTCGCCTGTTCCAGCAGACCAGCTATTTCGACCGCATCCCGGCTTTCATCGCGCAGGAGCTTCCGCGTAAACTCAATCGCTGGCGTCTCGTCAGCGGCTCCATCAAGCAAGCAAATTGCCTTATGCGCCGCTTGGGCGTCGTGGAGCGTTTCAAACTCCAGGATGACCCGATAGCACCCGGTTGGCCCGGCCTCGCAGATCGCATAGATGCGCTTGATAAGCGCGGAGCGCAGGGGATTTGAGGCGGGCTGCGGCGTCTCGTCCGCTGTTCCAAACGCGCGACGGCGCAACTCAGTCCGCCAGTAGAATCGGCGTTTATATTTCCCTGCCAGCAGTTCGGGCTCCTCTGGGAACTCGTCTCGCTCACCGAGCGCCCAATAGACCACCTCCCGCAGCCGCTCGATCTCGTCGGCGGCGTGCTGAGCCCACGCAAAGGACAGGGTGCGGAGCGCGTAGACAACGTCCGGCGGATTTGAGGGGAGTGGCGCTTTGTCTGTCATCGGGTAGTACCCATCGGTCATCCACTTGAGCTGATCGGCCCACTTGTCGACACGCCAGCCCATCAAGGGCTCGCCGTCGGCTGATCCGTTGTTGCGTTCTCGATTGCATCATGGAGTGCCGCGATCCCGGTAAAAACTGGAGTAGGGTCGTCCGTGTGGATTCGCTCATTCAGTCCCGCAAGCACCAGCCTTGCAGCCGATAACAATTGATCCCGTTGCTGTTTCAAGATCGCCACGTCGGCCATTAGCTCAAGTGTGGGCATCGTTGTCTCCGTCCGGTGTTGCCGATGCGTGAACAGTGGCTCTCTTGCAGCCCGGCTTGTGGGATAGCTGACCGAGCATCGTGTAAGTGCGGGACTTGCATTCCCCGCAGTGGCCGACACCCCGCAGCCGGCGCCGAGGTGTTTTTTCTACGCCCTCGACGCCCTTGATCGGGAACTCAAATACCAGCCAGTCCTCGTCTCGCATTTTGTTGAAGTCGCCCTGCTCGGCCACTACGTTCTTCCATTCCCTCACGTAGAAGCCGTCGAGCGCCCATGAGCAGCGTTTGTCCTTGCGCGGGCAGTCCGCCATTGCCGCCTCGAGCGTGGCATACACGCCATGCAGCGTGCAGTTGTCGTGGTAGGGGCTGCACACAAGAATGTAGACCTTCATGGCTCCGTTCCTTTGTCCGATGTCATCGACCGTTTGCAGGCGGGCTGGCGCGTTCATCGGCGATCGGCAGTTCCTCGGCATGATCTTCCAGCATCACAAAGCGGATGAATTCCATCGGGCAGAAGTAACATTCCTGCGCGACGTTCACATAGCGCCGATCGCGCGTGGTGGCGACCGTCCATGCCTTGTGATCTTCGACCATCGCAATCGCGGCGCACTTGAGATCGTTGCTGACGACGATGTAGGCAAATGGCTTCGGCGTGGCCCGATCGAATGAGTGTCGGGCGCATACGATGAAATCCGAGTAGGGCCAGCTTGCCCGGCCAGTGAAGCAGAAGCCGCGTTTCTTAACCTCGATGCGCTGATTGATGTAGAGATCACCCTGATCCGCAAAGTCTTCCCAGGCTTTGCGGTTCGGGGCCTGTCCACTGCGCGGCACGGACACGCTGTAGCCGCGCGTGTGCAGCCACCTCGCCACGCGCCATACGGTCTGGTCACTCGCGGCGAGGTGGTTGAGGAACCGACGATGGTCCTCGTCCTTCTCCAGTTCACTCGCCATGCGAGGGATCAGCCTGCTCGGGCGGCTGCGCGTTCTCGTCGGCGATCGACAGTGCGGGCTGATCGGCCTCGTCTTTCTTGCCGCGCTTGCGAAGCGCCGCCTTGGCGCCCTCGACACCGACGCCCACCGGCTCGTCGGCGCCTTTCGTTTCCTCGATCTCAAACCACTCGCTCGCCGTCGACATGCCATCCTTGAGCGAGTTGTAGACCTTGCTGAGATTGACCATCAGCGCAGGCGTGATGGTCTCGACGCGACGCTGGATGCGCTTCTCGATCATGGCGCGGGTCACACCGAGCTTCTCAAACGTCTTCACCAGCGACTCGATGCGGGCCGGGGTGATCTGCACCTTGGTGGTCAAGGTCTGCTTGCACTGCTCGATGGCGGCATCGGAGACATCCGCCGGGATCACGGCCAGCAGGCAAGCACGCTTGCGACGTGCGCCTTGGTTGGCGATCACTTCGTAGATGTCACGCTCGTCGGTGACGACGTAGCCGCCGCCATGCTTGCGGTCGCGCCAGTGCTTGACCTGAAACCGCTTCTCGTCGCGGAAGTTCGTCTCCAGATCCCACGCAAAGGCGAGGCACTCGGAGTAGCTGCCGCGGCGCTCGATCTCGGTCACGCCGCAGAGGATGTTGCCCCAGTTGCGGGCGATCTCCTCGACCAGGCGGATCGAAGCACCCTCGATGTCGGTGCCGCCGCGGGCGTACTGGTACATCGCCTCCTGTGCCAGCGTCTCGCGGGTGCAGGCGGCGAGGATGCGGTCCATCGCACGCACCGGGTCGCGCGGGAAGCGTTGTGCGACCACCATCGCGGCCTGCACCTCGGCCACCTCGCGCTGCACAAGGGCGGTGGTGGCGGCGGTCGCCGGCACCGCCGGCGTCACGACGAAGGGATTGGCGATCGGCTCTGGAACATTGGTCACTGCGTTCATGTCTTAGCTCTCCCGTGTTGGGTGTTTATCGATTCAACTCTTGGTCTGTATCCATCGGGCGTCGATGAAGGTCGTCTCGGGCACGCTGTACGCCTTACGGGTCTGCAGCTTACGCCGCAGCGCCTTGCCGTCGAGAAAGCGCAACTCCGCCGCCTCGCCCATCGCCCACATGAGATGCGCTTTGGCCGTGTCGGCGGCGCCGTGATACACCTGCGCTCGCTCGCTCGCATCTTCGTACACGACGCGCCAGTGGTCGAGCATCGCATCGGCGGTGAGGATCTCGCCGTTGGTGCCGGGGTTCAACTTGCGGACGATCTCCAGTGCGCGCGGGTGCGTGAGGTCGACCTCGGGCGGGGTGCGTGAGAGCACCGCATCCCAGAACGCGCGCTCACCCTCGATGAGCATCTCCTGCAGTTCGCGGTCGGCCGGGATCTCGTACTGTCGATACTCCTGACCGCCGATCAGCACCGCGACATCCGCGACGGGCAGTGAGGTGATGCAGAGATAATGCTGCACCTGCAGCAGATAGTTCTGCGGAATCTGATCGGTGTCGGGCTCGCCCCAACCCTGCGCCGAGCGGGCCGTCTTCACCTCCAGCAGCCGCTCGTCGCTGGTAATGCCATCGACGTTGGCAACCATGAACGAATGCTCCGGATGCACCAGCGTGGCGGGTGGCACATGCACCGAGCGCCCGGTGCGGCTCGCGTACTCTTGGCGGATCACGGGCTCAAGCAGAATGCCCCAGCGCATCGGTTCGTTCGGCGTCGTCTCAATTTCGATCGTGACGTCATCGCCAAGGGCCGCGCACTTTTGATGGTAGAGCTCGATCGGTGCTTTCCACGGACTCAAGCCCAGTGCCGCGGCACAGTCGGAGCCGCCAATGCCGCTCGCGCGGGCCTGTTGCTGTTCTGCTGTCAATGCCATCGTCTATCTCCCGTGTTGCCTGAACAAGGTGCTCATAATCCGCAGTCTCCGCGTTCGCAGCAGCGGCACAGTCGGTGCAGGATGCAATCGCTCGGCGCCTGGTCGGGTGGCATGTACCAGTGGGTCCACAACTGGCCGCAGGCGGTGCAGATCACGTCGACTTCGACGCGGTCGATCATGGCGCGGGATGAATTCATTTCTGCTCCTGTCCGAACCGACCGTCGAATACCCTGCGCTGATCCTCAAGACCTTGTCGGTAACCGCGCAGATACGCGAGGCGCAGAGCGCGCTCGAGGGTGGCTCGGTCCGTCGGCTGGGTGTCGCACCAATGCAAGATCCGCAGGACTTCCGCGGTATCCGGTGGCAACTTCAGCACGTATGCGGTTTCGACCGTGATCAAGTGATCTCCCGTGAGCAGTCGTCGGAGATTACGGCCGCGAATGATGTGCTGTCAATACTCGCTGTAATCGAACGCTTGACAGCCGGCGAATATGGCAGGTACTTTGCGCTCCACTATGAGAGCCATCAATCGAGCGATCGAGATTTTCGGCAGCCAACGGGAGTTCGCCGAACGCATCGGCGTCACGCAGGGACTGGTGTCGCGCTGGGCGCGCGGCGGCAGCGTCCACCAGCGTCACTTCCGCGCCATCCAGAAGGCCACCCGCGGCAAGGTAAAGCCCATTCATCTGCTGGACGATGAGCTGCGCAGGCCGAACGGCGGGTGAGAAAGCCCTGTCAAGACCTTGCGTCGGTGCTGTGACAGGGCTAGGGTTTTCAACCCCCGTGGGGTCGGTTGCGCTTCGATTCGTCCTGATGTGAAAGAGGCCCCGTTCGCGGAAACGAACGGAGCCTCGGTGTCGACTGATTCCCGGTCTAAAGGAGAGATCAATCTATGAACACAATACCGAACCGCGCCGACGGTCACAAGACGACCGGGCGGTCGCCATGAGGGCGCGTAACGTCAAACCCGGACTGTTCAAAAATGAACAACTCGGCGGCGCCGATCCGCTCTACACCCTGATCTTTGAAGGGCTCTGGATGCTGGCGGATCGTGAAGGCCGGCTTGAAGATCGGCCGCTACGCATCCACGCCGAGATCAACCCGTACCGGGCCGCGGACGGAACAATCGCGGCGGTCGATTGGCTCGTCGAGAATCGTTTCGTCATCCGCTACAAAGTGGACGGCGTGTCCTATCTTCAGATTCTGATGTTCCACAAGCATCAGAACCCTCACCAGCGGGAGTCGCCCAGCGAGATCCCGCCGCCGCCTGGTGGTGTGGACCGTTATCTGCACGATCCGGTTACGGCCGAGCAACGAACCAGGATTCTGACTAGAGACGGCACTTGCCGACGGTGCGGGAGTGCGGAGAATCTTGAAGTCGATCATATAGTTCCGCTGGCCCGGAGGGGTACATCCGAGGATGAAAACCTGCAGGCGTTGTGCGGTCCTTGTAACCGTCAGAAAGGAGCCAAGCATAGCCTAGGCAATGGCAAAGCACAGCCTAGGCACGACCAAGGCACAGCCAAGGCTATGCCGAGCCCGGCTGATTCCGGATTCTCTGATTCCCCCTTCCTGATTCCGGATTCCTCTCTTCTCCGTTCTTCCTCTTCTGGTGATTTATCACCATCTCCATCTGGGGGGTTGTCAGGGGGGAGAGCGATTAAAAATCGCAACGAGAAGAAGCGGGCGGTCGACGCTGCCGTCCGTGGCATCGCCCAACAGAAAGCTTTCGGAGGCAAGCCATGACGCACTACTCGATGCCCATGACGTCCGAGCAGGAGGCCGCGCTCGCCGCGATGCCGAAGCTCGAGGGCGCAGTCGTGAATCTGTTCTTCGTTCCGCCGCGCCTGCGGCCCGGGCTGGAGGATCAATGGCGGGAGTGGTGTCGAGCGCATCCCCGATCGTTGTGGCCCGAGTGGCTGGTCGCATGGGGCGAGTACCGCAAGAGCGGGCAGGCGCCGGGCTACGTCGGGCGGTTTGAAGAGCGCGCCGAAGGAGGCACATCAGCCGCAGCCCGGTGACACGTCACCATTGATGTGACATGGCACTGTGCTATACTGGCCTCCATCAACCACGGGAGGCAAGCAATGAACGGCGATCCACGTTACACGCCAGTCGTGCAGGCGCTGCCGGCGACGTTGCCGCCACTCACCCGAGCGGAAGCGCAACGCGCGGCGCGGCGGCTCTACCGCCAGTTCCTGACCGCGGAGGACTGTGGCGAGGGCGGGCGCGTTGTGAAGTTCATGGGCAGCGCACGCCGCTGCTGGGTGAGTCCGCGCCCGACCAGCGGTCACCGCAAGGGCTGGGGCCGTCTGGTTCACGACGTCTCGCACGGGATCTTCCGCTGGCGCTACCCGAAGCTGCGCCCGCACCACGGGCTGCACGCCAAGCTGGAGGCGGAGATTGCGGCCTACGTGGCCGGCAGCGGCTGGCTCGATGGGGCGCTCAAGCCGAAGGCCAAGGCGAAGTTCTCCATCGACGAGCGCCGGGCCATGAAGCTCGCCCGCATCGAGCAGCGCCTGGAACGCTGGCAGGCGAAAGAGCGTCGGGCGCAGACCGCGATCAAGAAACTGAAGCGCCAGCAGGCCGCACTACGACGGGTGACAAGTCACCCTTGACGTGACATGGCACCCGGCCTTATAGTCGGCCATCGGGATTGACAACACACGGGAGATCGACGTGCGAATCGAACTGAAGCATCTGAAGTACAACCCGCGCAAGAGCGCCTCCTACCGCGCCTACCAGGCGACGGTACTGATCGACGGCGCCTATGCCGGGGTGGTCACCAGTGTGGGTGATGGCAGCATCAACGACTACGAGCCGTTCACGCTGCGCCAGCGGCTGAACGAGTACGCCAACACCCTGCCGCGCATCGCGACGGAGTTCACGCGCGACGGCACGCCGCTCACCTTCCAGCCCAACTGCGACTACGTGATCGAACTGCTGGTCGAGGCGCGGCTCGCGCAGTGGGCGGCAGCATGACGCCGCTCACCGTCGCCGAGCGCAAGCGGGCCGAGCGCGATCGGATGCGCAAGCGCGGCTACGTGTTGCGCCAGTTCTGGATTCATCCGAAGGACTGGCTGCGGGTACAGACGTACCTGCGGCGGGTCAACCGACGCCGCGGTGAGACGTCGTGAGCCACCGCTGGCACTACGAGAGCGATGGGGATCGGGGGGCGCGCACGCACTATGCCGTGCGCTTCACTGATCAGAATTGCGAGACCTGTGGCCGGTTCCACGGGTTTGAGCGGCGCGACTTTCCGAGCGCGGCCGCGGCACTGAAATTCATCGTGCACGAGAACAAGCGCAGCACGCAGATCAATCACGGGAGATCACATGACCACACGCACCAAACGTAAGTGCGGCATCGTCACCTGCGAGAACATCCTCTCGGCGCGCAGCCGTCTCGATGAATGCCCGCAGTGCCGGGCGAATTTCCGCTACTGGTTAAAGCGCCCGGCACACGTCCGCGTCACGCGCCGTCGCAAACTCGCCAAGTACAGCGAGCGGATGGACGTGGTGATCGGCAACGGGGTGACCATCATCCGGAGGAAAGCGTCATGACCGTCTCCGGCAAGGTGAACCCCAAGACGAAGTGGACCCCGACGCGGCGTGCGAAGTTCATCGCCACCATGAAGGCGAAGTCCACCGCGAAGCGCAATGGCAAGGGCGCGCCACAAGCGCACGAGCGCGTCCACGACGCGATTGTGTGGTTGCGGCACGCGGAGACCAGCGCCACGCGGCGGCTGCGCGCAGGCCAGTTGAAGCGGTTCGATGAATCGCACATCTACGCGACGCTCGCGCTGCGGGCACTGGAGGGCGAGTGAACATGGCGCGCCATACGGCGATGACGGAGCAGAGTTTCTGTTATTTCCAGATCGGCTTTGCACGCGCGCTGCGTCTTCAGCGCATGCTCAATGCACGCGCGGAACTGGACCTTGAGTTACGTGCCGAACTCGTCAAGCAGGCACAGTATTGGCACTCGATGATGATGCGCTACCTGAGCGACTTGGAGAGTCCTTCATCGGGTGCCGGGTAGCCGGCATCCGCGTGAAGCACTTTCGCTTCTGATTCGATACACGGGAGATTCCAAATGTTGAGAGCAACGATAGCGACCGCGCTCCTCGCGGTCAGTGGTATGGCGGCTGCGGCGGACGACAGCAAGGGGCTGATGCTTGGCATCGCGGCCGGGCAGATCGATTACGACTCAGTTCTCGATATCGATGACACGTCAACTGCCTGGAAAGCCTACGCTGGCTACCGCTTCTCGCCGAACTTCACCACCGAACTCGCTTACGTCGACGGCGGGGAGTACGGCGGGGAACTGGCGAGCGGTGTGCATGTCAGTGCTGACGTCACGGTCATCCAGCTTTCCGCGACAGGTGGCTGGTGGTTCAACGACGTGTTCGGTGCCTACGTGCGGGCGGCGTGGAACAACTACGACGCCAAGGTGCGTGCGAGCGCGTTCGGAATGACCGTCAGCGACGACGTGAACGAGGATGAACTCGGCTATGGGGTCGGGCTGCAGGTGCTCTATGATCGATCACTGGTGCGCCTTGAGTACGAGACCGCGGACATCGAGGATAGCGACGTCAGCGTCGTATTCCTGAACGTCGGCTGGCAGTTCTAGTCATCGGGGGGGTGAGTGGGGGAGGTGGGGCGGCGCCCGGTCAGGGGCGCCGCCCCGGTTGCGCCGCGCCAACACCTTGCGGTACAAGACGGCTCGATAGCCCACCGTTGGGGGAGAGCCGATGGATCAGTTGCCAATTCGCTACGCCGCCGTCATGGCGGCGTAGTCGCATTTGCGCCTATGAACAGCAACCCCCGCGCCGGTTTCACGGAGAAGCAGGCACTCGATCTGCACAAGCAACTCCCATGACCGTGTCTGCGGTCGATGACGTGCCCGATGAAATCGAAGGCCGCTTGGAACGGTGGGGCCATCTGGCTCGAGGCCGCTACGAGGATCTCGGCATCACCGATCGCAGTGTGCTCGCGCGAATCATCGAGGAAGGCGCGGGTGCCTGCCAAATATCCGATTGGGCAAGCCAGCACCTGCCCGATGACGTCGTAGAAGTAGACCAGGCCATCGCGCGCCTGCCCAACCGCTATCGACGCGCAATCAAGTTGCACTACATGACCGAACTCGATACGCAAACAAAGGCGAAAGAGATGGACACCTCACGCACCAATTTTTTCTTGCTCGTCAACGCCGGGAAGGTCGGCGTCTACATGCGACTGGTCGCACACGTCTGAGCGCGACGCGAGAACTCTGACATGACATGGCTCGCCACCGAGGATTTTGAGTCCTACACCGCCACCGCGAACCTGAGCGGTGGCGCGGGTGGTGCGAATTGGTCCGGCAACTGGACCACCGTGACAGGCACGTTCACCGTAGAGAACAGTCCGTCGGGCGGCGGTAAGGTCGCGCACAGCAACACGACCAACAGCTCTTACCGCAGGAGTGTCAGCACCGTCAGTTACGGCGGGCGCATCCGCTTCCGTATGCGTGTGGGTGCGACGCCGAATGATGAAGCGGGTGTATGGCTTGGTGAGTCAGGCACCCCAATTCTGGTCGTGGCGTTTCAGCCGTCTGGGAAAATTCAGACCTTCGATCATGATACAACGGCGTGGGTCGATCTGGCGTCGTACTCCGTCAACACTTGGTACACGGTCGACATTGAGTGGATTGGCATTGGCAACACGTATCGCGTCCGCATCGATGATGGCGCGTGGTCGGCCAATTTTGAAGTGTCGGGCTCCACGGTGTCGCCCACCGACGTCGGGCTCTACAACTTCGCGACCAACAGCGCCAGCCTGTACGTCGATGACATTCAACCGACGCCGTCGGAGCGCGGCGCATTCAAGGTCGGGCTGTCGCCTGCGTCGCGCATCCGCCTGCCGGTGGCGTCGCTCGGCATGGCGGTTGATCCAGATACGACCGGCGTGACGGTGACGGGCTGGCTCAAGCGCACGGCGGGTGCCGGCGGCGCATACAAGCCGGCGATCTGGGGCTCGTTGGTGTCGAGCGGGTATTGGTTCCTCGGCTGGGATTCGGCGGCCTACCCGAGCGAGGACTTCTACATCGAAGGCTCGGTGCGCGTCGGCGGTCACGAGTCGTTCTCCTCACAGCCCGTGCTCAACGAGTGGGTGTTCTGCGCCTACACGCTGGATATTTTTTCAGCGTTCTTGGAACACGTCTATTGGTACGACGACGACTACACGCAGCAGGGACATAAGAGTGCTTCTTCCGGCGGCTCGGTCGCGATCGATTACATCGAGATCGGTACGCAGGACACGTTCAGTGGCGGCATCACGGGCTACGTCGCGCAGGGCCGCGTGTTCGACCGCGTGCTCACGCAGGCTGAGATCGAAGCGGAGATGCAGAGCAGCTCCCCGGTCCTCACTGCAAATTGCCTGAGCGCGTTTGAGAACGATCCGGGCATCGATGTGACCGGCCACGGCAATGCTTGGGAGGCGCGCATCTATCAGATCGATCCCGCTGAGTACCCGCCGAACTACGACGAGGAGCCGCCACCGGAACCGGGCGTGCCGAATTGTTACGTCGTGATGAGCAACATACGGATGAACTGAGGAGGATTGACGATGGCTCGACATTCAGTAGCAGGCCGATCCACGATCGCTGGCACAACCGTGCGCGGACAATTTTCATTGTTCGCTGCGGCTGCGTGTCGGTTGGTCGTGCGTGAAGTCGGAATTTCCAATACCACGGCGACGGCGTTCTGCGCCGCGCTCGCACGCTTCACCAACACCACCGGTCAGGGCACCGGGCTCACGGAGGCAAAGCAGAATCCAAACGCCAACACCATCCAAGGCACGGCATTCGCCGGACACACGGCAGACCCTGCGATTAGCGATGTGTTTCGTCAAGCGTCGATTGCAGCGGCCATCGGCGCAGGTTACGTGTGGACCTTCGGCGATGAGGGGTTGATCATCCCGCTCGGTACATCGAACGGACTCGGCATCATCATCCCGGTTGGTACTGGGCAGATCACTGACTTCTATATCGATTGGGACGAGTAATCGTCCGTGGCTGATCTTACTTTACCGACGTTTGTTGCGGCTGGCACGGTTGATGCGGGTGCGGCGAGCTGCGCGCCCGGCATTCCCGCCGGCTCGCAGCTCAACGACATCATGTATCTGCTTGTCACTACGAAGCGGCACTCGACATGGGAGGCCACGGTCCCCGCTGACTGGACAGCAATTGGAACTCCGCAAGCGATTGGCACGGTCGATGGTTCGGCGTCAGTCCAGTTTCAGTCGTATTGGAAGAGGCACACAGGAAGCGAGTCGGCACCGTCCTGCACCGTCACCACGTCTGATTACATCCTCGCGCGCATCATTTCGATTCGCGGTGCGCCCAACAATGGAGTGCCGCACGAGGACGTGATTCAGACGACGGGCACAGCGACAACAAGCGTGGATTTTAATACGAATTTCCTCACGGGGCCGAAGCGCCTCATGCTTGGGTTCATTGCGGGCACGCGCGACGCAACCGCGACGAACACCTATTCGGCTTGGAGTTATGGATCGAACGGCGCGACCGAATGCATCGACAATTCAACGGCGACGGGGGATGGAGGCAGCATCGGAGCAGCCTATTCCAGCGACGTGGACTTCGCGATGGCTGCCACTAGCTGGTTTAATGTGACGCAGTTATCGACTGCTTGGACGGCGACGTCCTTTGGCGTGATGCCGCGCGTCGATAACCTGCTGCCGCCCGTGATCGTGCCGCCGATGCGCGCACCCGGATACAGCAACAGATGAGCTACACCCGCTGGCCGTACAGTGTGCGCACGCGCCCGCTGACGAAGCGGGTACCGCTGATCATTTACGGCCTGTCGATCTCGAGCGGCGACGGCGAGGTCTTCGACGTTGCACCGGACAACGCGACGCACGGCCATACGGTCAGCTCGCCGACGGTTGTCACCAGTTCGGTCGTCGTTCCTGCCAGTTGCACGCACAGTCACACCGTCACCGCGCCGACGGTGACGGCCAAGTTCGCCGTCGCCGCGGCGAGCTGTACTCACGGTCATACGGTGACCTCGCCAGGTATCGTCACCACGTCGAACGTGGTGCCGGCGAGTTGCACACACGGGCACACGGTCACTGCCCCGACGGTCGTGACGAGTGCCGTCGTGGTGCCGGCCAACTGTACGCACGGTCATACCGTCACCTCACCGAGCATTGTCACGACGACGTCCGTCGTCCCTGCGAGCTGCACGCACGGTCATACCGTCACCTCACCCGCGGTGGGGATGGGCACTGCGGTCCTGCCCGCGGGCTGCACGCACGGTCATACGGCGAGTTCACCGACCATCACGGTCGAGTACGGCATCACCCCGGCCAACTGCACGCACGGTCACACCGTCACTTCGCCCAACATCGCGACCGGCAGCGTCGTGCTGCCCGACGATGCGACGCACGGTCATTTCGTTTCGCAGTCAGCGGTGTGGCTGATCGCGCACGTCCTGCCCGCGAACTGCATACACGGCCACACCGCCTCGGCCTCGGCGATCGGCACCGGTATGCTCGTGATACCGGCGAGCTGCGTGCATGGTCACACCGCCACCAGCCCGATCATTCGCGCCGCCGATGCACGACCGACGGAGTTCTGCGAGGTGGAACCGGAAGCGTGGATGGTTGCCGCCACTGCGGATGACCGGTGGGCCAGCACTCACAGCGAGATCGTTTTCTATCCGGTGGAGCCGGCGCCGCACTCCGTTGAAGTACTCAACGATGTGGCTTGTCGCGTAAGCCCTTGAAAAGTCCGGACTGAAAGTCTATGTTCTATGCCAGCGTCAGATGCTGTCAGTAAGGCCCGCACATGCGGGCTTTTTTATGCCTGTTTGCGTTGTGGTCCTCTGCCGGGCTGTCCTCGGCCCCGATCGGATTCGCCTGGCCTATCGCAACCGCCCTTTCGGGGGCGGTTCTTTTTTTCCCCTCTCCAATCAGGAGCTTGAGATGGAAATGAAAGAACGATGGGAGGCATTCAAGACCGCCGCGAAACCGTACGGGCCGATAGCGATACTGGTCGTACTGGTCTTCGTCGTGATCGCGCTCACCCTCGGCATCCAGAGGCTCTGATTGTGAAAGGTCTGCGGATTTTCTTCCTGACGCTGCTCGCGGGCTGTGTACTGCCGGCCCCGCAGCAGGAGCCCGTGCCTCAGCCGGCGCCTGGCAACCCGAAGGCGCCACTCTTCACGCTGGAGGGCGGCTCAATTGTCGACAGCGGGCGCTTTGAGTTCGGCAAGATTCCGGAGTTGCTGCTGATCCGTGGCCTGCCGCAGGTGGTGCAACTCGGCTTCTACCAGATCGATCCGGCCAATCCGTGGACGCCCGGCGATCTCGATCGCTCCTTGGGCTGGCTCTCCAATCGCTTCACCCGACTGGTCGACGCGGCGAGCGGCCAACCGGTCACCATGTTCGGCTACGACGAGCGCACCGGGGAGTTGTCGTACTCGGGCGCTTGGTCGGGCGACGTCACAGTGCGACTGATGCAGCTGGGCGGTACGGTGCAGTCGCTGCCGTTTCGCATCCGCGTGATCTCACCGACGGTTGTGTACGGCGACAACGCGGTGGCGATCAATGCAGAGCACGGCTGGGCGGCCGTGACGTGCCCGGCCGACCTGATCAAATTCGGCGCCTGCAAGAAGAAGTTCAAGGGTGGTGCGACGGACGTCGCCCCGCTCGTGATCTACATCACGCCGGGCAGCTATGCGGGTCAGGACTGGCACCTGGCGGATCGACCGTACACCTACGTGATCGGCGATCCGGGTAATCGCCCGACGCTGGCGAACGATGATCTGGCCGGCGGCAAGAAGGCGATGTTCTACATCGCCAACTTGAACCTGATCAACGTCAACATCACGCTCACGCACGCGCTGCCGGGGCGCACCAACGACACGGTGCTGCGCAATCTGCGCCAGTGTTGCGAGACGGCGCAGAACAACGGCTACAGCAACCCGAACAAGCCGACCTATGCCGACCAGTGGAACGTCTACTGGCATCAATCGGAATCGCGGGGCATGGGTGGCACCGGCAACACGACGCATGCGGCGTACGTGGAGGGACGGCCGAACTCGCTGTTCGACGTGAACAACATCCGCGTGCTCGGCACTCGAGGCTCCTCGGCGGTCAAGACAACGGTCGCCGAGCTGAACGTGCGCCACTCGTTGTTCACGGTTGCAGAGTCGGCCGACGATCTTGCCAACGGCACCTGTGCCACGACCGGCTACTCAAGCGGCTGCCTGATGCACACACCGATCGACGTGCCGGGTTACTCCAGCGTCGTGATCTACGGTAATCGCTTTGAGGTGTGGCGCGGCTCGACCGTCGGTGCGACGGTCGGGCGCTCCGGTGTGCTCGCCGGCACGATCTTCTTCCGGCTGCGGCTGCCGACGCTCGGCTCCGACGTGCCGAACTACCCGAATATATCGTGGAATCCGCCCGTCTCCTCGCAGCGCACGGATCTCTCACCGTGCCTGCAGTGGGCCTCCGGCCCGGCGACCTTCACAGACGACAAGTTCTGGCGTGACGTGCGTGCGGTGCCGCTCGCGGACCCGCTCAATCCATGCACGTTCAAGCACTACGTGTCGTTCAACACGTTTGTTCAGCTGCCGGGCTCACTGCCGCTGCGCATCCTGCGCGATGACGGCACGTATCCGGCCAAGGTGACGTCGCAGTTCTCGCCCTTTCAGGACATCCTGCGCAACCACCCGCTGTGGGCGGAGCGATCCACCAGCCTGCTGTACGGCAACACCAACATCGGTTTCTTGGAAGACCAAGAAATCTACCAGCTCGATGACAAGCCGAACGTCCGCAACGTCGATCCGCTCGCGTTCTGGCCTCGTAGTGAGCCCGAGGATTTCCCTCGCGTCTTGGACGATCTCGGGAAGGAGTTGCCGCCATGGTTCAAGCTCTGAGGTTGTTCTTGCTGCTGACGCTCGCCTGCGCGAGTCTCGCCCAGGCACAGGCGGTACCCACCTGCACGGTCACGGCACTGCCGGAGACCGGTGTCGGCAACACGGTGGTCACCGTTACGTGGAAGGCCACGGACGCGGCCGTGTGTGTGGCGAGCGGCGGCTGGTCCGGTCCGAAGGACTGTGCGGGCGGCAGCCAGCAACTCACCGTGTCGGCGAGTCGCACCTTCACGATGGTCGCGCGTGGCCCCACCGGCAAGGTGGTCGCGAAGTGGACCAAGCCCACGCAGAACACCGACGGCACCCCTGCGACGGTGACGGGCTTCAAGCTCTACATCGCCGATGCGCCGACGGGCCTGCCAGCCGCAACGCCAATTGATCTGCCGGTGTCGCCGCTCGAGTACGTCTTCTGGCGCCAGCCAGGCGATGTCAGTGCCGGCGTGAAAGCGATCCGCAGCGACGGTGTCGAGAGCGTGCTGTCGAACGTCTCATCGAAGAACGTCAACGCGGCCTCGGCCACCTGTGCGGACTCCGTGACGATCACCCCGCGCGTGAAAGCCCCGGTGCTCACGCTCTCATGGCTCAAGGAACTCTTCACGTTCGATCGCAACAAGGGTGACCAGACATGATTCGATTCGCCATCGCGGCAGCTTTGCTGCTGAGTTTTTTTACCGCCACGGCGCAAGACCAGCAGGCCGCCGCGCCCGCACCGACCATCAGCGCCGATCCGAAGGCGGTTGCCGTCACAGTCGCACTGACCGCCTCGCCGCTCACCGGCACCTGTCCGTTCAACATGAACCTGAGTTGGACGGCGTCGAATGCGTCGGTGTGTAACAAGACCGGCGCATGGAGCGGCAACGCGGGCGCCTCGGGCTCGGAGTCCGTGCAGGTCAACGCGGCCTCATCCACCTACACGCTCACCTGCTCCTCGAGCACCGACAGCCGCACAGTGTCGTGGACGAACCCGACGCAGAACACTGACGGCACGGCGGCGAGCCTCTCGGGCAACAAGGTCTTTCACTCGGCGAACTCGAGCACCATCGAGTCGCAGAATCCGGCCATCGTCCTGACACCCGCGAAGACCACCTACGTGCTGGCCGGGCTGCCGGCGGGTCCGCGGGTGGTGGGTGTGAAGGCAACCGGGCCTGCACCAAGCCTGCTTGACTCACAGATGAGTTCACTCGCGAGCTTCACCGTCGTGCTGCCGACCGGTGCCGATACGGTGCAGGCCGGTTGCACCACGCCGCCAGAGCCGAAGCCACCGACCGCCGTGACAATTTCCTCGACGGTCTGGGAAGTGATCCATAACTTCTACGGCAACTATGTCGGGCGCGACGTGGGCACGGTGGCACTGAATCAACGCTGCCTCGGGCCGGATGCCTACATCACGCAGGGTGAGGGCATCGAGTACTGGGGCGTGCCTCGAGCGAAGGTGAAGATTTATCGCAAGCCGAAATCCGATCTGCTGGTCGGTCGGTGTGAACTCCAAGCAGCTACGTGATCACGCAGGAGCAATGAGTCATGGCGAAATTCACACCCGATGCGGTCCTCGACAAGATGGCCGACTACATCATCGCGAACGCGACCACGGAGTATCTGTGCTCCGGACAGCCGACGAACTTCGCCGGTATCGCGGCAGTTGCGCTCGCGGACGTCGCGATTGACAGCGGCGACTTCACCAAGGGCGACGGCACACCCGACGGGCGCGATGTCGACGTGGCCGGTCAGGCGGATGTGGTGATCGATACCAGTGGCACGGCCAATCACGTCGCGCTCGCGAGCGGCAGCGAGCTCTTGTACGTCACGACCTGTCCGGACAAGGTGCTCACCTCGGGCGGTGGCAACGTCGCGGCCATCGCCGGGTTCACGATCACGCTCCGCGATCCGACCTGACCGGTGAGGCAGCGCCATGTCCTGTCGCATCGACCAGACGCTGTGCAAAACGCCCGAAGAGGAGAAGCTACGCGGCTTCGACTACACCAAGTTCCTGGCGAACGTCTGGACCGCCTCCAGCGTCTACTTGGCAGGCGAGGTCGTGCGCCCACCGAAAGCCACCGGCTTCCAGTACCGGGCATTGAACGATGGACAGACCCGCGCCTCCGCGCCGACGTTCCCGACCACCGACGGTGCCACCAAGACGGATGGCACGGTGGTGTGGCAGGCGGAGCCCATCGACAACGACAGCCTCCGCAGCACCATCGCCGCCTCCGTCTGGAACGCCGACGACAGCAGCATCACGTTTGCCGATCAGGCGATCGACAACACCGCCGGCCGGCAACGCACCAGTGTCATCATCGGCGGCGGCGTCCCCGGTGCTACCCATACCGTGATCAACACGACTACGATGTCTGACGGGAGCACCGAGGAGATGGGCATCGCAGTGGAGATCAGCGCACTTGATGTGTAGTTACTGCGGCCACCGCCGGGAGGTTAGCCATGTGCGGAATGTGCGCTCGAGCCCGAGCGTGGGCGAAGAAGTGGGGCGGGATCGCCCGTGAGCGCGCCCTCGCCCTCCGCCGTCGAGGCAGTGATCCGCGAGTTGGCGATCGCGCTGACGCAGCTCGCCGTGGCGCTGAATCGTCAGACGCAGGCGATGCTGGAACTAGCCGAGCAGACTCGTCAATTGGTGCAAAGCGTGTCCGAAAGCGCAGCCGCAGCGGAAACGGGCGCCTCGGGCAGCAATAGCGAGGACCAGGATCACCTGCCGACCCACGGCTTGGATGGACAACCGATCATCTACCGCTAGGAGACCTCCGATGGAAAACCCCAATCCCGTGCCGGATGAGACGCCCCCGGAGGACGACCCGGAGGATGGGGACGAGGACTGACGCCTGTCGCCCAGAATCGACGATCGGCTGAACCCCCTCCCCTCCCACCATGCCCGACCGTCCGCCTCAGCACGCGCCACGGGGGAGCCCCAGACGGCATTCGGTGGCGACCAACGACTGGGGCAAGTCGCGGGGCCGGAAGATGTCGAGCCGCCCATGGGAGCGGCTGCGGCAGCAGGTACTGGCACGGGACCGCTACCTCTGTCAGCGATGCCTTGCCTTTGGCCGGGTGACCCGTGCCACCGAGGTCGACCACGTCATCCCCCTCGAGCAGGGTGGTCGGGAGGACGATTCCCGCAACTGCCAGTCCCTGTGTCACGACTGCCACCTCATCAAGACCGCCACAGAGCGCCGTGGGGCGGCGGCGCGGCCGGAGTGGCTACCGACCCCCCGCTGCCCCGTGACGCTGCTCACCGGGCCTCCGGGGGCCGGCAAGACGACGTATGCGCGGGCTCACCGGGCACCGGGCGACGTAGTGGTCGACTTGGACGACTGTTTCTTCGACATCTGCGGGGTCCACGGGCACACCGCCGACCGCGCCCATCTGGGCGCCGCCCTGCGGTTGCGCAACGCCCGCTTGGCGGACTTGGCCCGCAAGTCGATCACCGGGCGGGCATGGGTCATCGTCGGTGCGCCAACGAGGGAGGAGGAGCAATGGTGGGTTACCAAGCTCGGCGACGCGCAGCACTTGAGGCTCGATCCCGGCGTCGAAGTCTTGCGGCTGCGTATCAGTCCGGCCCGTTTTCAGTTGGCGGAGCAGTGGTACGCCGAGCGCAATATCAGCCCGGTGGAGATCCAGTTGGCGGACCCGGTCTCCTGATCAGCCCGGTCATTTTTCAGTGCGGCTGGAACTCGAGCCAGTGGCTGCGGCAGGTGCTGGCGCCACGGGAATGCGTCGACGCCTGCCTGCCCTCGCCGGTCGAGGAGGCATGGCTCGCCGACCTCGCGACCTGGTGGCCGGAGGTCAGCCCCGCGAATGCCGCGAGCCGTGCGGCATCAGCCCCGACGATATTCGGATTCCGCCGAACTCGCTGATCAGTATCGCCACTCGCTGCCGACGGCCAGCTTGTAGGCGGTGACCGCCGCGCGGAACGCCTCGTACCACGCCAGAACCGCGTCGTCGGCTTTCGCCAGTTTCTTGAGCGCCGCGGGCGGTATGCGGTTGCCCTTGTAGTACGGGTTCCACCCGAAGTGCTCGCCACGGTCGGCGAGGGCGCGCGCGGTCTCGCTGAGTGCGCCTATGGACAGCTGCGTGGTTCGTTTCACTGGCCCAACTCCACCCGGCCATCGACATAGACCGTGACGGCGCGCGCGCCCTTGCGGTACGTCTGGACGAGATCATCGCGATCCGGGTCCGTGCCCTCGTTGGAGATCATGACGGTCGCGCGGCGCTCGGAGGCGACGTCTTGGGCGAGCGCGATGGCGACGACGAGGTCGGTGCAATCGCCTGCGTACTTGCCCTCGCACCAAAGGTAATAGCTGATCGGGAGCCGTTCCGCGATCGCGATCAGCCGCTCGCCGCTCGGCAGCAATTTGCCGTCGATCATGTAGTCGTTCAGCGCCAGTGAGTGTAGCCATTGGCGGTCGTTCATGTGTTGCTCCCGTGTGAAAGTTAGAAAATCAGCCTGTCAGGATTTCAGTTCTCCGGCTGCGTGCGCAGTGAGCGCGCCGGGCGGATGTCCCGCAGCGTCACGTCGATCCGCATCAGCAGTTCCGGTGACATATCATCGGCATCGAGCAGTGCGGCACGCGCGCGCGTGAGCACTTCCAGCAGTTCGCACCGCTCGGTCTGAGCCTTGAGCATGGCCGTGCAGATGCGCTCCGCGACCGAGCGCGGGTTGTCGCTGCCGTTGCCGCTGCCAACGTCGGCATCCAGATAGTGCAGCGCGGCGGTGCGTACCTGCGAGAAGAAGTCGAACCAGGACGTGCTGCCGAGCGTTGACGTGTTGTCTTTCATTGTGGTTTCTCCAAGTGGATGTGCGGGATCAGCCCGTCGAATTTTCAGTCGATTGGCCGGATCAGTTTCGCCCCTTCCCACGGCATGTAGCCGCCGTAGTCGTCGCGGGCGCGCATGATGATGACAGCATCCATCGCCGCAGGCCGCGACGTGAAGGGGCCGTCGGCATCGCGCCAGAGGCCAAAGCGGCGGCGCTGGACGTAGAATGTCCATCGCTGGCGCTCGATTCGTTGCACGATTCGTCGTTTCATCGTCGTCTCCCGTGTGAAGGGGCTGCGATCAGCCCCGTGAATTTTCAGTCGTTGTCGGCGCAGGCCGCAAGGGTGCTGGATTGCGCACGCAGAGCCGGTGTCCGTACTTCTCCATGAACAGGCCGCCCGGTGCGATGCGCTCGATGGCCTCGCGGATTTCCTCGGCAGCGAAGCCAGGTTCATCGTAGTCGGTCGCCCGCGTGCCCAGTTCCTTCGCGCAGAGCATCGTCATGTCTGCGAAGAAATCGTATAGGTCGGCGTAGCAAGGACTCTCTCGTTTGGTCGTCATGTGTTTCTCCCGTGTGTGTGTGTCAGAAAAGGGGCGGGCTCGCAACCCGCCCCAGTTCACTCATGCCGCCTGTCGGAGTTCCGCCCCGGCGACCCGCTGCCAGTCGGAGCGGGGCAAGGTGATGATGTTGCCGCCGATCTTCTCCAACTCGGTCGCCCGGTCGTAGCTCTCGGCATCGTTCGCCAGATTGGTCACGGCATTCGCCATGCCGTAGAGCGTGTAGTCGCGGCCCTGTATGAGTCGTTCCAGCACGCTCTCCTGCTCGCCTTGCAGCAGCCCGACCGTCTTGGCGAGCAACTGCACGGCAGCCTGCGGGCTCTTGACGGGCTCGGTATCCGCCGCATCGCGTAGCTTGGCGACGATCTTATCCAGCATCACTTCGCTGGTGGCCGCGCGGATCATGTCGCGCATCTTGAGCAGGATTGCGGAGTCCTCGGCGCGCATGGTGTCCTCGGCCAGCACGACCCCCTCGGGCAGTTCCAGGCGCGAGCCGACGTGTGCGCGCCGCCACTTGTACTCGGCCACGACCATGCCGTTTGTGCAGCGCAGCCGCTCGATCCACGGATCGACGTAGAGCGAGCCGTCGCCAATCTCGGAGTTGCCGATGATGACGCCAGCACGCACCGGGTCGCCCACCTTGACGTCGCGCAGCAGGCTCGTCACCACCGCCTTGATGTAGAGCCGCCGCTCGGTGACTTCGCAACTCACCACCTGCACGTCGGAGCGTTCCAGCAGGGCCGGCAGCGTCGTCTCCGCGACGTGTTCATGGTCGATGCGCTGGTAGCGGTCAGAGAGCAGCGCACGGGCCGAGCCGTCGAGCGTGCGGACCATGTGCCGCGCGTCGGACTTACGGAACCAGTGATTGACGTTGCGCTCCCACAGGTCGGAGTCCGACTCGCCCAGCAGGCGGTCGTAGTACGCCTTGGCAATGCCAGTCTTCTCGGCAATCTGCCCGTGCGTGTGCTGGTTGACGTTGAACAACTCATCGCCCGCACCGTTGACGAACAGGGTGGGCGCACGATCGAGGCCCATGCGCGTTGCGCTGATGTGCTGTGCGGGCACGATGTAGTCGTGCTTCGCACCTGATTGCCGCATGATTTCAGCGGCGAGTTCCTGCAAGTTTCTGCCTGTTTTCATGGTCGAAAGTCTCCCGTGTGGTTGATGGAAAAAATCAGCCCGTGGCGTTCTGAGTCAGGCGGGCAAAGAGCGTGTGCGGGAACAGAAACCGCTTGCCGTCATCGCGCGCCGCAATGATCTTGCTGCCTCGGTTCGCACCGACGACCGTGAAGGTGCGTACACCCTGCTTGAAGGTTGTGCCGAGCGCGGGCAGCTTATCGTCGTACTTGCGGCGCATCTCGTACTCTGCGGCCTGCCTGTCGAGCCCGCCCTCGACGACGCCCTCGACCGAAAAGGTGAAGGAGTCGTCGCGGTACTTGCACCCGTCTGCCGTCAGCGACTTGAGCCCGTGACGCTTCGCGACCTCGACCAGTGCGGCGTCGATGTCGGCGCGCAGAACGCGCAGGAAGTCTCTTGAAATGGTCATTGATGGTCTCCCGTGTTGAGTGGAGGCGGGATCAGCCCGCCGAAGTTTCAGTTGAGAGTATGCGCCCGTGACCTGTCACTGGTCAATGCCTCGTACTCTTGGTCAAGGTAGTCAAGCAGATACTTGACGTAACCCGTGGCGAGCCGGTATCCGTCGAAGTCGAACTCCTGGTCGAATCGCTCGCACGCCTCGCAAAAAGCGTTGCGCAGCCGCTCGACCCGCGCGGGTGTGAATGTGATGGTCTGCATGGTCGTGTCTCCCGTGATGGTGGATGGAAAATCAGCCCGTCAGGATTTCAAGTCAAATCGGCAGCATCGTCGTCAAATTCGTTAATGTCGCGAATCACGCGACCTGTCTCACGCACCGCTTGCGCGATCACTTCTAGGCTGTCCGAGCCCCATTCGGTGCCGTCGAGTACTTGGTGAATACACTCAACTGCCTCGGTGTCTGTAATCGTCGTTCGCTCGTCCCGCTCGCGCGCGACGTTGGCGCGGCGCTTGGCCTCACTGGCGATGCGGTCCATGAGCGCGATGTACTCGGGCAGTTCCGGCCCGCCGAGTTCCTCGGCTTGCTGTAGCGCGTCGAGAATGTCTGTTTCGATGGTCATGTCAGTCTCCCGTGTTGAGTGGAAAAATCAGCCCGTGCGGTTTTCAGTGCGGGCAGGGTCCGGTGTAGTGCGGGCCGTTGCTGCGCTCGCACTCATCGCACCCGTTCGGACTGCCGAAGCCGTGCGCCTCGGCCAGCCGGTCGATGATGCGAGTGGCGACCGCGCGATCGAATCCCAGGCGCGCCTGGAAGTCGTCGAGCATGTCGAGCATCTCGTCATAGCGCGATGGACTGTCGAGGCACTCGACCTGTTCCAGAAAGAGCCCGCCGAGGCCGAGCCGGTGCATCTCGCGCCCCGCGTCCGCGATGGCGTCGGGAATGAGTCCGGTATCAGCCCGCCGGTATCCGAGTTCAGGGTGCGCAAGCGCAGTCCATGCCGCGCCGCCCGTCAGGCGGGACACGTCGCCCGCGTTCGGCGGCGCATCGCGCTCGTCCAGTACGGCGATGCACGCCCAATCGAAGCGAGCCTCATGCACGGCAGTCACTTGGCAGAGCAGGCGTCCAGCGTGCCAGCCCGTCAGCCCCTTGCCCGACCACGGGCGGCGGAATTCGGAAACGAATATCGCCCCCGGCTGAATGTCGTCCCGCGTGAGGCGGTTCACGGCTGCACCCATCGCGGCAGGTCGGACGGATACTCAGTCCCGTCGAGCGCGTCCAAGCAGACGGCGCGGTCCGGTCCCCTGACGGAGAAGATGGTCGCCACACTTTCCGGGTCGCGATGGATGCCTAATGCCTGTTCCGCAGCATCCAGTTCTGACTCGGCCTCGACTTCGATGTACCAGACAACCTGATAGGCGGTCATGGCTGCACCTTGGCGAGTGCGGCGTGGGCTGCTGTCAGTACGTTGTGTTCTCGCACGCTTTCAAGAATGCCGCGCGATGTGGTATTGGATCGTGACGCTATTGCGTCACGCGACGCCCACTCTGCGTAAGTCTCGACTCGCTCGATCAGCGACGACAGCGCCGCGTACAGGTCGGGCGCAGCGGCGATAAGTGATTCGTTGCGCGCCGCGTCGTCGTTATGGTCGCTGAATACAACGCAGACTTCGGCACCGTTTGCGCCGAAAATGCGGCCATTGGATCGGTCCACGGTCCACGGTCCCGGTGTGAAATTGGTGTGCTTGGTCATGTTGTCTCCCGTGTCAGTTGGTGAATCAGCCCGTCGAATTTTCAGTTCGGCTTTTATACTCCGTGACATGTCCACAGTCAAGGAGTCGTATCAGCCCGGTCAATTTTCAGTCCTATCAGCCCGTCGAATTTTCAGTTGATGGACTCGACCTGGCGTTCCAGGCGAGCTCTATCAGCCCGCGTAAAATTCAGTCGAGCCGCTATCAGCCCGCCCGATTTTCAGTTCGGCATCAGCCCGACCAAGTTTCAGTTTCCTGGCCAGGCATCAGCCCAAGCGATTTTCAGTTCGCAGCCGTGACAGGCGCAGCCCGCCAGCAAGGCGCAGCCGCACCGCTCGATAGCACGGCTTTCGGGCGCGCGGCAGCCGCAACAGTTATGTTGCTTTTTGGGCGCAGCCGCGCAGCCGCAAGGCAGCAACAGTCGCAGTCGCGGTAAGGCAACAGCCACCGTCGAGGCAGCAGCCGTCAGGGCAGCAGCCGTCAGGCAGCAGCCGTCAGGCAGCAGCCGTCAGGGCAGCAGCCGTCAGGCAGCAGCCGTCAGGCAGCAGCCGTCAGGCAGCCACCGTCAGGGCAGCAGCCGTCAGGGCAGCAGCAGCGATGTAGGAACGCGCAAGGGTGTGCCGGTAGTGTGCCTCCCGTGACGTGACAAGTAGTCTGGAAAGGGCCGCTAGCGCGTGCTAGCGGCCCTTGTCCACACTACTCGCGACCGCGCGAGAATAGACCGCGACACATTTCGGAAATGTAGTCGCGCGAGTCGTCGCGCGCGTCTTGCTCTCGCGCCGAGTCGTCGATTGTGTCCACGTCACCGTCAAACTGATTTAGCGGCGCATATGGCGATGATTGGTACTCGCCCCATGTCTCTGTGTTGTGCCAGTCAAAATCGCTGCTAGGTGCTCTCACGGTCGCAGGAAGCACGCGCGTGGCCTTTGCCGTTGTCTTGCGCGTGTACGCGCGCCAATGAATTGCAGCCGTGTCTGGTGCTACCAGCGAATAGGTATTGCTGTACCAGATGCCGCGACACCAGTCGCCCCATGTCTCGTGAACGATTGAAAAGTCGCGGCCATCGTCGGACATGAAAAGCAAGCGTGAGCCGTAGGTGTCTTGCTCGACTTCGGACAGCCATGCATCGCGGTCTGTACGACGCGACGAGTAGTACGGCAGATATTCGCGACAGAAAAGTGAAGTGTCCGATTCGCTGTCAGTCGCGAAACGCGCCGTTTGCGATAGCACGCCATTGTGCATCACAAAATCGCCAGTTTCGGGAACGCGGAAAGGATGCGTCAGCGCGCGTCCTACGCGACCGTGAGTCGCGTATCGGAAGTGCACTGCATAGGGTATGCCCGCATGCGACAGGTACTGTGCATACCGCCACGCGCGGCGCGTGCTGCGCTTGCCGTTGAATTTCTCGACACCATCCGCAGACATGATGCCAATACCGTCCGCGTTATCGGCCGCAGCAGACTGAAAGTCGAGTCGTGCGGGTAAATCCGCGTGCTTTGCAAACATGATTAGACACATAGAAAAGTCTCCCGTGTGAGTGAACGATTAAAGATCGGAAACGGCCGCAGCCGCCGCGAACTGTGCTGGTGCTGGCGCGCGTGCTGGCATGAAACCGGCAGCGCGCAAAAAGCACGTCAGATGCGCATACGTCTTGCTACGTGCGGCGAGCCAATCAAGAAACGGCTGCGGCTGTTCGACATCGCGCATGCTGGCAGTCGCGCAATACGTGAGAATGGCGTGGCAAAATTCCAGGTTTTTAAGCACGCGCTCCGGTCGCAGATTGCCGCGAAACAATCGAAATTCGATGGTCTGACGGCCGCTGATATTCAGCAGGTCGTAGCGGCTCGCGCCTAGCATGCCGCCGTCTTTGATGCGCTTGCGAGTGTCGCGGACGCAGTAGTTACTGCCACCGGATTCTCCTTCCGTCAGCAACGGTCGCTGTGCAATGGCGCGAACCAGCGCGTGGTTACCATTGCAATTCAAAAATACCAGTGTCTTGCCAATCTGTAGCGGCGACAGTGCGCGGCGATTCGCATGGATGTGGATTCCGCAGCGATTCGTTCCTGCACCGGAACGCGCGCGACGCGCTAACGGCTGGAGCAATGCCGGCCAGTTGAAGGATTGCGCATGCTGATCCAGCGTATACGGCAGTGTCACTAACTCAATGCCGCTGTCGTAATTCAGCGAGCCGTCAGATTTGAGAATGTACCGGCCATCGCCATGCTTGCCGCCAAGCATGCGCACGACTGTTTCGCGGTCTGTCGTGGTTTCCATCTCAAGCTCAACACCGAAGCACAGCGCATGCCGCGATGTTTCGCGCGGCCATCCGTGTACTTCCAATACATCCGTGCTGTAGTCGGCTAGCGTGTCTTGATCATCTTCTTCTGCACTGTCGTGCCACGCGTCGTCGGATTCCCAGTAGTACAAATGGTCGCAAGCGTAGGCATAGGTCGAGTGTTCGCCAGTGTCTCCGCAATACACGGTTTCGCCATTGTTGAAGCACGGCATACACCACGCTTCGCGCCGACGCAGAGCGGTGCGCAGTTCCTGCATGCTGTCGCAGTCAGTCAATTCCTCGCATGAGCCGCAAGGCGTCGCATGATCGGCTGCGCATGCATCGCACCATGTTTGCTCGATTCCGCGCCGACCGACTTGCACGGTAAGCGCGCTGTCGGTGTCGGTCGCTGCGTCGCAGTGCGCGCAGACTATCGAATCCTCGGCAGCCGTTTCGTTTTGAGTGTCAGTTGTCATAGGGATCTCCCGTGTGAGTGAAAAGTTAGTCGTCGGTCGCGAGAATTGCGCGCGCGCGCTCGATTAGCGCATACGCATCGCGCGCCTTGCTGTACCCGAGAATGGCAACAGCATCGGCAAGCGCACCGTCCAGTGCGATCGGCTCTTGCTCGCGCAGTGCGCGCGCGACATTGACCAGCACAGTTACTGTGTGTAGCGACTTCGGCAGGGCATGGGGTCGAGTAGGCATGTCATTCTCCCGTGTGAGATAGAAAGTTAACGCGCGCGAGTATACCAGCGGACATGTCACGTCAACGGGCATCGGTCGCAATTCTTATAGCGCGTGCTTATCACACTGCGCGACCTTATAACCTAATGACATGTCACCGGAACGGGCATCGTCCCGCGTTTCAGGTTATTAAGACATGTCACGTTAGAAGCAAACGGTATGAGCTTGGCAAGGGCGCGCGGATGCCATAGGACAGCATAAGAGCCGCTGAGAGCCGACTTGAGCCGACCCGCTACCTAATCCACGGCTGCCAGTTATCAACAGGGTTATGCACAAGATATACAGTCAGGAAAATCCGTGACTTGCAGGCTGTGCATATGTGCATAACTTTCTAAATCGGTCCGGCACAGGCTAAACAAAGCAAGAGCCGTGCCATGTGACATGTCGAATAGCGGGGCGCGCGACCCTATCAGACTGCACGGCAATGCACGCGCAGCGCACAGGGCAGCGCACAGGGCAGCGCCTGCGGCGACACTGTGCATGTCGCGCTCGACGCGCTCGACGCTAGCGGGTATCGACGCGCGGCCATGCACGCGAACGCGCCCGACAGGGCAGCACAGGGCAGCGCGTCCGGACCTTGCGGGGTCGTTCCGCGCGGCAAACGAGCAACAACGGCTGCAAGTACCAAAAACGCGACTGCCGGGCGGGTCCTACGAAATTCTTGGCGCCTCGCCGGGGACCGCGCCCGCGTCTCTTC